GAGGTGGTGTTGCATGAGCGACCTTACCGCCTCCATCAAACTCGACAACGGGACTGTCATCACTGTCACCCGCTCGAATAACGCGGCCGGCGAGACCGTTCTTTCCATCGACCACGGCAAGGAATCATCGGTAGCGCGGCTGAAACTCAATGAACGCGCTGCACTGGTGAGCCTGCTGTCGGCCTCGGGAGCGCTGGGATGACCATGTATGGCCGATTCCTCTGGTTCGTTGTCGGCATGTGCATGGGCGCACTGAGCCTTGCCGGCGTTGTCCTGTACGGAATCACGCAATGATTCCGGCGCGCACGTTCCTCCCCTGTAACGACGCGCGCTGTGGCGCGGCCGGTGATCCTCCAGTCATCGGCCGCGCCTGCCTTATCGAGCCGGATCGGGTTCGCCTCCCTGTGCCCGAGACGGTGAAACTGTGCGGCTGGGGAGATCATCCGATCTTCCTGGCCGCGCTTTCTTCGTCATGCCGATCCCCGTATCTTCCGCCCCAGCACGGCCATGGGAATCGCGTAGAGCATTTCCGTCGCCGCCTGATCGGTGACGCGCAGCAACTCCTGTCCGCCGTCGCGCATCAGCACGTTCAGCACGACCCGGCCGGCATCATCCTGGCCCGCCCCCGTCACCGAAAGCACGTCGTCAAGCGTGCGGCTCATTCTCGTTTCCCTCATCTCGGGAGCGCCGCATGACCGCGAGCGCTCTTGCCATTCTGCCGGTCCCGCGACTGCAATCGCGCCCCGGCCTATTGCGAAAACTCCCGACCGCTAAGTCAGTCCGTCCCCGCGTCGTTGGCAACAATGACGCAGAGGGAACGGCAATGAATAGCCTGTCAGACAGGAATACTTTCGGCTCGGTGAGGCACCGCGAACGGCTCGGGAGCGCATTGCGCAGGCGGATAGCCATGGGGATGCCGCCCAAGGTCATCGCCGGCGCACTCGGCGTAACGGTCGATACCGTCCGCAATTGGGCGAACGAAGAGAACGACCCGTCTAGCTACATGATGGGCGAGCTTATGGCGTTCTTTGCGGATCGCGGGGATTTCGGATTCTGGGCCGAAGTCTATGGCCCCATCGGAGAGACCATGCGCAAGCGCTTCGCCGAACGCCAAGCCGAACAGGCGAAGCAGGCCGAACAGGAGCGCCGGCATATCGCGCTCCTAACGGGGATAGAAGAATGACGGAACACATGCCACCGCTTTGCCAACATTGTGGCCGCAACACGGTCGTAAAGGACACCCGCCGGAGCGCCTGGGGAACTCGACGCCGTCGATATTGCATGAAATGTAAAACGCGCAGGACGACCATAGAGGTCGATTATGCCGAATATAAGCAGATGCTGAGGCACGCGGGTTCGACGAAGGGCGGCGATAACATCGCTGAAGTCTTGCGGAAGCTCGCGGCCGAACTGGATGGCGGCACCAACGAAGAACCACGGCCGATTAGACTTGGCGTGAGGGCCGATATGCGCGGCGGTGTCGCATGAAATGGACCCCCGACAAGAGCGAGGAACTGCAACGCCTCTGGCTCTCCGCTCTGACCCTCAAGGGGCTGGCATTCCGCTTCGGCGTCAGCACCGACGCCATCCGCAAGCGCGCCCGTATCATGGGACTCCGTCCGCGCTCGCTCAACCCGAGATCCCGGCGGGACGGTCTGGCGACGAAGGCCCGGGCTGTAGAGCTGGTGGCGGCCGGCAAGAGCCGATCGGAAATCGCGGCCGAGCTCCACACCACGGCCGTCACACTCAACCGTTGGCTCGGCACCGAACAGGAGCGGGTTGTCGATATCCAATTCGCGCCCGAGCGCATGAAGTACGACGAATATCAAGCGGCATGGATCGCCGCAGCCGGCCCGATCAACACGCCATTGTTTCGGAACATCCGATGCAGCGACTTCGGCAAGCCACCATCGATCGAAACGCACGTCCCGAGATGCGCATGACCTCCTACACCGCCGCCCATCTCCTCCGCAAGCTCGGGGTACGAGTCCACAAATACGATACCCACCACTACCGCGTGGCCGGACATCGGATCTGGCGCGGGCACATGGTGGCGTTTCTTGAGAATCTGATAGGTGTCGGATGATCGATCCGCTCGCACAAGCGCTCAAAGACGAGATCTGGCGGACGCACGTCGCGATGTTCGGCGCCGAGCCATCGTGGGAGGCGGCATTCTGGTATGCCGCCGACGCGGCCGCTCGCGCCAAGCGCACGATGTCACAGGGATTCGTGAGGGCTGACCCACCGACAGAAGCGCCACCTCCGAAGGTCCGCGTCGAGCCGCTGTTGAGCGCGGCAGAAATGAAGGTGGCTGCGGAATGACCGTCATCCTCTCCCAAGACGAGGCCGCGAAGCTCGGGCTCGCCCCGAAGCCAAAGCGGAATAAGTACAACGCGAAGCGCGTGCGCCGAGATGGCTATGGCTTCGATTCCCTCGTCGAGGAAAAGCGCTACTGCGAGCTAAAGCTGCGGGAGCGGGGCGGGGAGATCGATGGCCTTGTCGTTCATCCGCGTTTCGACCTCGCCGTCAACGGCAAGCGCATCGCCGTTTATGAGGCTGATTTCACCTATTGGGACCGCATCGCAAAGACAGGCCGCGTAGAAGATGTAAAAGGAAAAATGACCGCACTCAGCCGGCAAAAAATCGCGCATTACGAGGCGCAGTACGGCTTCAAGGTGGAGATCATCCGCAAATGAACCCCGCGCCCCTGATCGACCTAGCCGACGAACGCGCCATCGAAGCCGCACAACGGCAATACCGTCTGGCCCACCACGGCAACCGCGCCAAGGCAGCGAAGCACAAGCTAAACGTCGTTCGCGATCTGCTGCGGCGCGAGTTGGCGGTGAAGAGGAAAGCAGCGTGATCCGCTTCATTCGTCGCTTGCGCCTCTTACTACGATCCGAGGCCGTCAGGTCTTTCGGCTATGACGACCCGATCTCCAATTTGAGGAAGGCGGCACTGCTGTGAAATTCAATGCGGTCCAGAGACCTCCAGGACGGCCGCTGGAGTGCTGCTACACCGCAGATCGCGCGGGTGGGAACCTTCGCGATCAAGGGCACCGCCGGCTCTGGCGGCGATGCTCGATATTTCGGGTCGCGACAGGTCCAACTGTCGCCGATATTTCTAGCCAGGAGGATACATGTCCAGCATTCGAATGACCTGCGATGAATGGATCAAGGTGCCCGACAATCCCCGGCAACGCGACACCGAACGACATGCGGCCAAGGCAAAACACCTTCTGGTGCTCTCGCCGACGCACGTGCATGTATCGGCGGCCCAACTCCCGGACAAGAGTCTTATCAAGTTGGACGGCCACACGCGCGCATTGGTATGGGGGCGCCGGATAGCAAAGCGCCCGCCTTACGTCGAGGTCGCGATCATCCCGGTATCCTCGCTTGAGGAAGCCAAGGCGCTCTACGGCCACTATGACAGCAAGGACGCGCTTGAAACGGCCACCGACAAGATTTCTGGCGGGTTCAATGAAATTGGATTCCAGCCGAAATCCGGACTCCTCAAGTCTGGCCGCATTGGCTCTGCACTGCGAATCGCATGGGTGGCCTTGAAGGGGTGGAGCAAGGAATCTGCGCCCAAAGATACTTATCAGATGGTCAATGAATTTGCCGAGGAAATCCTTGCGCTTGACGACATGGAATTGAGCAAGTCGGCGGCAACCTCCGGGATCATCGCGGCGTTTCTGTTGTCATACCGCAAGCACGGCGACGAGTGTGTTGCGTTTTGGCGCGCAGTCTTCGCAGATGCCGGGACCAAGGCGAATGGTCAAATGGATGCCGTGCAGGCGCTGAATGAACTGATCTTGCAGCGGAAGGACCGACACGGCGGGAGCGCGATGACCGATCTCTGCGCCCGGGCGCTTCATGCATATGAGAAATATCGCAACGAGGAACTTCTTGGGATCGTCCCGAGGCCGCTCAACCTATCGGGGTATCTCACAAAGAAGCCCGGCAAGAAGGCCGCGTGACGTCATGACCCACGCCGGATTTTTCAAATGGGACGATGCAGCGGATGAGCGATTGCGCGCAATGGCCGCAGCGCAAAAGAAGCGCCGCGAGATGGCTGCGGAGTTGGGCGTCAATATCGCCCAGATCGGCGGCCGGCTGTATCGGCTCGGCCTGACAAAGCCCAATGGGCGGCGCGGGCAATCGAGGAAGTGCGTCAACGGGGTGGCCGATGAACAGCCATCGCATTGAGCGAATAGGGGCTTGCGAGCTGCATTACGGCGATTGCTTGGACATTATTCTGGGTCTTGATGGCGTTGATCACGTAATCACCGATCCGCCCTATGAAGACGAACTGCATCAAGCCGTGGGTCGCATCCGACGTAACGACGGACAGAGGATGATTCAGGATCTTGGTTTCGTCGGCATTAACGCCAGCCGTTCCAATGTTGCCGCTGCGATTGTCACGATATCTCAGGGATGGGCCATTGTGTTCTGTCTCGCCGAGGGAGTGCGGGCTTGGCGCGATGATATGCAAGCGGTGGGGGCGAAGTACGACACATGTCTCGCATGGGTGAAGCCAGACGCCTCGCCAAGATTCAACGGGCAGGGCGCAGCGCGCGGGTTTGAATGTGCCATCACAGCATGGTGTGGTAAGGGCTACCGCCGGTGGAATGGGGGCGGTCGTCGCGGGGTATTCACGCACCCGGTCAATACCGATAGGCAGGGCGAGCATCCGACAGAGAAGCCGCTGCCGCTGATGCGTGAGATTGTGAGTCTTTATAGCAATCCCGGAGAAATGATCCTGGACCCGTTCTGCGGCAGCGGCACAACAGGAGTTGCGTGCGCGCGATTAGGCAGGCGCTTTATCGGCATTGAATCCGACCTGCGTTGGTTCGATTTGTCCTGCCGGCGGATTGAGGAAGCCTATCGACAGGGCGATATGTTCCGCGAGCCAGCGCCAAAGCCCGAACAGATGAAACTGGACGTCACCGCCAGCATCACCCCACCAGCCGCAGCAGAGTAGAGACATGGATCTCATCCGCGATATCACCGCGATCCACCAAAATTCCGGAAGTTAGACCGCAAATGGGGCGTGAAAGCGACTCGCGCGATCCTTAAAAGTGATCGGATGAAAACGACAAACCGCATACCATCCCCCGCCCAGTCCACCGATGCGCCACGCCATATCAGCGAGGTAGCGCGGGGCCCCATTGCGCGCGTCCTGTCGCTCGCGCCGATCCCCACGCTGTGGAATGGGACCGTCTTTAGGAGCCGCACTGAGGCCCGTTGGGCGGCCCTCTTTGAGATCGCCCACATCCCCGCTGAATATGAGGTCGAGGGCTACGATCTCGGCGGAATTCGTTACCTCCCCGATTTCTTTGTTTCGGACTGGAATCTCTTCATAGAGGTCAAGCCAACCGATCCGACTGCTGAAGAGCTGCGAAAAGCGGGCTTGCTCCAAGCGCTCTCTGGCTGCCGTTGCCTGATCGTTGTCGGGCAGCCTTGGGAATTCCGGGGTTGGCTGGTAGAGCCCGGTCTTTGCGAGGTCGGCGAGCCGCCGAAGTGTCAGGCGATGCTCTCGCGGTGCCGAAAATGCGACCGGATGGGCATCAGCTACCGGACGCCCGGCGCCTCCGGAGAGATCAACCTCGAGCGCTGCAAATATGCCGACGACCATTGCACCGACAAATGGACGTTCTTTGGCAACGGGCTCGAGGACGCGGCGAGGGCGATCAAGGAAATCACGTTCGGAATTTACGATGACGGCCGGCACACAGCCTGACCGCCAGATTTAGGGGCTTCAATGGCGCGCATCAGAACAATCAAACCGGAATTCTTCGTCAATGAAGCTCTATCTGGGCTTCCGATCGAATGCCATATGCTGGCGGCCGGTTTGCTCTGTTATGCGGATGATGAGGGGTATTTCAATGCCCATCCTGGCCTGATCAAGGCCGCTGTATTTCCACTTCGCGAACTTTCAGTGAGCGTTCCGGAAATCCTCCGGAGGCTTCACGATATTCGCTATATCGGCATCGGTGAAGGGGCCGATGGTCGCCAATATGGGCATATTATCAAGTTCGCTGATCACCAAAAGGTCAGCCATGCCAGGGACAGCAAAATAAAAAAGATTTCAATTACTTGGCATGAAATCGGGAAGCTTCCGGAAATATTCCGGAATTCTCCGGCGGCCCTCCGCCCTGAACTGAATAGAACTGAATTGAAGGGAATAGATATTCCGACTACGTCGGACGCGGACGCGTCGGATGATTTGGAAATACCAACTCCGGAACCGTCTGATCCCCCAAGCCTCAAGGCTGCGATCTTCAAGCACGGCTTGCCATGGCTCTCCGCCAAGACCGGCAAGGCCCCGGACAAACTCCGCGCGCAATTCGGCAAGTGGTGTCGGGACCACGGCGATACCGAGGTTATGGCCGCCTTGGTTGAGGCGCAGCGGCGAGATCCGGTGGACCCGATCGCTTGGCTTGAGGGTTCTCTGAGAGCCAGAGCGAAGCCCAAGGGCCAGCCGCCACCCCGAATCACCCCCATCGGCGTAGGGGGCTGAAATGAGCGCCCCTGAACTGCTTCGCAAACACGGGATCGAGCTTCGGAATGTCAGCAATGGAAACCGCAAAACTCTCTGCCCCCAATGCTCCCACAAGCGGCGGAACAAGCGCGATCCATGCCTCTCGGTCTGGATCGGGCCCGACGCCATTAAATTCCATTGCTTCAATTGTGGCTGGAAAGGGGCCGACGGCGGCGATCAAACCACTTACGCCGCGGTTGATCGAAATCCTCGAAGCAAGGGCGCTCGACGTCGAGTTGCTGGCGAAGCATGGCGTCGGCGCATCCAATCGGCTCAATGGTGACTGCATCGCGATCCCGTATTTCGAGAACGGAATCCGGGTCAACACCAAGTACCGGCTGATCGGCGAGGCCAAGGGCTTCACACAGGATGAGGGCGCCAGGAAGGTCTTCTGGAACGTCGATTGCCTTCGGGATGAAACCCTTGCCAACAGCCCGCTCGTCATCACAGAGGGCGAATTTGACGCCCTGGCGGCCATCATGGCGGGTTATCCGAAAACCGTCTCGGTTCCCGACGGTGCTCCGGCTCAAAAGATCGAAGGCGAAAGCCGGAAATACACCTACCTCGATGAGGCGGAAGCGCTGCTCCGGGATTGCCGGGATATCATCCTCGCCGTTGACGGTGACGGGCCTGGCGCGAATCTCCTCCATGACCTGTCAATCCGGCTCGGCAAGCACCGCTGCAAGTGGGTCCGTTACCCGCTGAAAGCCAAGGGCTCGACCGATCGGCTGAAGGATCTGAATGAGGTTCTGCAAGCCTACGGCATTGAGGGTGTCCAGCGGACGCTACAGCAAGCGCAGTGGTGCAAGGTTGCCGGCGTCTATCGGATGTCCGAATTGCCGCCGATCGCTCCGGTCCCGACGCTCGACATCGGGATGGTTAATCTATGGGAACACTACCGGATGAGGCCCGCGGATTTCTGTGTCATTTCGGGAATTCCAGGCCACGGAAAATCCAGTTTCATCAATGAGGTATGCGGCCGGATGGCGATAGGCCACGGCTGGTCAACGGTTTTCGCGAGCTTTGAACAACGGCCACAAACGGATCATCGCCGGGCGCTCCGGACATTTTTCAACAGCAAGCGGGTGATCCATCAAACGGAACAAGAGAGGGCGAAAGCCGACGATTGGATCGATCGGTTTTTCAGCTTCATCGTTCCTGATGAAGATGACGACGTTGATCTTGTGTGGATTCTGGAGCGCGCCGCTGCGGCCATAGTCCAGCACGGGGCGAAGATCGTTGTTATTGACCCATGGAACGAGATCGACCATGTGCGCCCGGCCGACATGACTCTGACGGAATATACGGGCTTCGCGATCAAGCAATTCCGCAAGCTGGCGAAGAAATATCAGGTGCATGTGATCGTGGCCGCTCACCCAGCGAAAATGAAAAAGCGCGATGACGGCAACTATGGCGTGCCGACGCTTTACGATATTTCTGACTCGGCAAATTGGGCTAACAAGGCCGATATCGGGATCATCATTCATCGGACTGGAGATAACCCGAAGGACTTCAAGACGCTGATCCGAATCGCTAAATCGAAATATCACGACGAAATCGGGCAGCCGGGGGACCTTGACGCCATCTGGGATCCTGAGCGCAACCGCTACATCATCATTGACAACACGGAGAATTCGTTCGGCGGCGGCCAGATGATGGAGGGCGCGGCATGAGTGTTTCTGTGAAACGCGTAAAAGCTTGCCCCTGCGGTTCCGCTCTTCCGCCCGATCGTATCGACCCCTACTGCCCTCCCTGTCGTTCTGAATACATGCGGGCCTGGCGGGCGAGGGGACGGGTACGGCGGCTGACGAGGAAGATCGAGGAGCATGTGGCGGAATTGAGGAGATCGACATGATGACCCCCATCGAAGCCCTAGCCGAGGCCTGGGCGAGCATTGACGGGAAGCTGGCTGGCTCGCGAATAGCATTTCTGCTCAGCGGTGTGCGCGAACATTACGAGTCCAAGGCCGCCGAGATGATCCGGAGGCTTGAGGCGAGGGGATATCGGGTGACGGCGGTAGAGGAGAAGGCGTGATGGTCGATTTTGTGAAATTCAAGGGCTTGGCCGCCGATGATCCACTCCGGATTTACTTGCTGGACCTCCAGAGCAGATTGATCGACGCCCTGGCCGAGGTCGGCACATTGAGGGGGGCGGATATTTCAAATGGAACGGGGCGCTGGCGCCCCCGAACCTGATCCACCGCTCCCGGACTTCGCGACGTTCTGTGCTGGCCGCAAAGCCAGCGGGATACGGCCGGTCAGTTTCCCGGTCCCGATCGTAACTGTCGGGCAGCTTGCCAATGATATCGCCGCCTACATGGATGAGATCCGCAAGAGAGCAGGTTGAAATGACGGACGAACCCACGTTAATCCGTATGGCGTACGCGTTGCGCGAGTGGAGTGCTGCAGAGGCCACAGGAACCCTCTGTGAGGTTGGTTGGCGCCCCGAACGCGACATCTGGATGCAAGCAGCGAAGATCGCGCGGCTCCACGTCCCATCCTCTCCATCGGCCGCCAGCGAGGCCGATATGCGCCGATGCCGAGACGATATCGCTCATGCGTTGGAACAGATGGGAAGAGCGGCGGGGGAATCATGACAGCGATCTCGACAGCTCGGCGCCTGTTCCTCAAGCGCGCGGCCGTTGGTGCGGCCTTGGCACCCGTCATTGGGGCGGATGTAGCGCGAGCGGCCACCATGCACGCAAGTGGCGGCGGTCATATCGTCCCAGGCATGGGGGCGTTTGGTGGACCGATACAACAAGCGGGGTCCGCATCCGGCGGCATCGCCGGCACGGCCCTGCGAGCTATACAGCATGGTTTCTATGACCGACAGAAAGAGACGGCGGAGCGGGCGTTCTATCGCATCGGCTGGTTTGATCCAGACATTGCGGCGCTTAGCTCGACCTCCCATGCTTTCAAACTCGCCAAGCAGCGCGAGAGAGACCGGGAATCTCAGGGGATGCTTGAGAAGATGCGCCGCATGGCGTGGCCGGAAGATTGATTATGATTCTCCATCAAATCGAGGAACACCAGATGGCCCGAAAGCGCGCGAGACTCAACAAGGGCGGGAGACCGCGCATCGAGCGCACCGGCCCCGACCGGGGAACGCCCGAGCAGCAGTTGCGCCGCGCGCTCCTCGCCGGCCCCGGAACCGCCAATCAACCACCGGACCCCGTCATGACATCAACTCCCCTGGATATCCTGAAAACCCGCGGCCTGATCTCCCTCGATCAACATTCGGCGGGGCTCGACTATGCCACCCTCTACGCGAAGTTCACGGGGCGGTATCGGGACGCCGGGCTAGAGCCAGAGGGGCAGGGAGAGCCCTCAGAGGATGCCGAGGCCGAGGTCGAGCGGAAATACCGGGCCTGCGCGATAGCGCTCCTGAGCCTCGGGAGGCGCGTCAAAGACGCAACCGACAACCTGGTCATCTATCGCCGTATGCCAGCATGGCTTCAGGGGGCCTCGCAGAATCCCTCTCGGCGAGCGGGAGCGGAGAGGGAGCGGCAGGCGGCCATCCAGGGGCTCACGGCCTTGGCGATGTCGCTGTTTGGGAAAACCCGCAAGGCCGCGTGATATCACTCAGGGGGCGTTAACATTTGGGCCATCTAATGCCAAATGAGATTCTACCATTCCCGCGAGCGAGGGGCGCCAAGACGATGGACGCTCCGGTGCGGCTGTGCTTGAAAACCGGCTCCATTACGCGCGCTGGTCTCGATCCGATCACCCCGCACACCATCCGGTTCCGAGTATTCACGGCACTCCTGGCGCACCTAGACCGCCCGATACCCCACGACCAATTTATCGGCGAGGTTTACGGAAACTGCCGGACGCCTCTGAGCGTGACCGCGGTTATCCAGTGGGCGATATCGGATCTCAGGAAATGGCTGGCCGGCTCCGAATGGTCGATCCACACATGGCACGGCTGGGCCTACGAGATGAAGCGCAGCACGTTCGAGTTTCGCGGCATCGAACATCGGCCACAAGATCGGCCAAATGATCGGCCAGAACAACGAATCGCATAGAGTTTCGGCCCCAGAATTGGGGTCGCGCCGGTATCCAGTCCGGCTCAGGGGCTCCGGATACGTCCGACCCCGCTAATTACCGCCGAGGTGGGAACGGCCTCCCCACGCGCCAGCAATGGCACAGTAGCCGAAAGGCGAAGAGATCCCGGAGATGGGCGACCGGGCGGCGGATGGTTGATACCCACGGCCTGAATGTGGCCAAAGGAAATCACCAGAAACCTCGTTCAGCGCAATGACTTAGGCCGTAAAAACGGCTCAGAGGAAATCACCACTTGCGGCCCTGCTTGCGTCGAAGCCCCGAGTTCCACTCGGGTTACTGATGTAGGCGCTGTGGGGTCGCATATTGTCCCCGCTCTCCCGTTGGTAGGCGATCGCAACGCCAGCGGTGATCGGGCTCTAAGACCTGACAACAGGCCGGCTGGGTTGATCGCCAGCCGTTACTATACAGCGCCGTCGCGTTCTCGTGGCGGCCCCAATCTATGAGCTGCGGTTATTGTGCCGAGAAATCGGTCCCCCGCAGACAATTTGTGAGCCACGAGACTTAGATCACTGCTTCGGCAAATCCCTCGCGGACATAGGTCGTGCGTGCACCCGGGAACCGGCTCTGCGACAGCATCCGGCCCGGGTCAGTCTTTGCGGCGGCGGCGTTGAAGGAAACGCAGCCTAGCGAGGTCCGGAGCAATCCGGAGCAAGGGACAGTGAGGGCAAGCCTGTTGGCGCGGGTGACCGGATTACCGGACAAGGCTTAGAGGTCCAACCCGACGATCTGCCGAAGACAGGCGCCATGATACGGCAGTGATGAAATCCGAATAATTGTCGGCAAAGCCCCACAAGCCGGAATCAAGCCCGGCCCGCCGCAATCATGGCCTACTCGATAACCCGCCCGCCTCCGGGTTTGAGCGCCGAGCGGATGCCCGAAATCCGAGCTTTGGCGAGGCCGCGGATTTTGGCCGCCACGTCATTGGTGACTGGCCACTCTCCGGCTTCCAGGCGATGCAGGTGGCGCCTGGACATGCCGATGGCATTGGCCAGCGCGGTGCGCCAGCGGGTGCCGAACAGGGCTTCGCCGATGCGGATGAGATCGGTCGGAGTCATGTATCCTCTCTGTCGGCCCTCGCCGCTGGCCCTACCTGGGTCAGGAGTCGGGGTTGTCAGTCGGTCGAGAACTCGGGCACCCAGCCATCGACTGGGCCTGCCTTGCCGCGATCGGGGCAGGCCTTGAGCGCTCTTGTGGCGATCGCGCCGGTGCCTGCGTAATAGCGTGTGTAGTGTGCCATCGCTTCGCCGGCGGTGCGCGCTCGGCCGATGATATCCGCCATGAGCCCGGCATCGGCAAAAACGGGGGCTTCCGTTGGATAGGAAAGATTGCTGCGATTGGGGTGGTTGGTCATGGCTCAACGCTCCCAAGACAGCTTGCGCGGACCGAAGATACGAAAGCTATGGCTCATGCCGCCGATACCCCTCCACGAAGCCGCCCAAATAGACAAACTGAGGCGACGCTCCGATCGGTAAAATAGAAGGGCAAAACCCCACCTCTCATAAGGCGTGCCGGGCACAAACTCATGATAGCGGCTGCTGGCGATGCCAAAGGTCCAGCTATCGTTACAGACGCCGTGTTCGGGATAACGGATGATTTTCATTTTCGTCTCTCCAGCCCCTGATCCCCGAGGCGCGGGCGGCCGGTCGATCCAGCCCTGCTGTCTATGTCATTAATATGGGACATGACGTGGCGGGATGCAAGAGGAAATTCGCGTAATTTTGTTACTTTCTGCGGGGCTCGCCTAGAGGCCTGGCACCAGCCTTCCAAGCTGGCTACGCGGGTTCGATTCCCGCGCTCCGCTCCAACCAAAGGGAAAACTATGACCGTCTGTCATGCTTCCGACTGTGCCATTCATAACGCGCCTGCATATCCGGCTGGAGCTTGTGATTGCGGCGTCGAGCCGCAGGGCGGGAAATGGCCGGACCCCACGCCAGAGATGCTGGGAAACTCACGCTTTAACGCAATCTGGAACGCCATCAAGACCTGGGACATCAATGTTCCCCACGCTTATGGCGGCTATTGCGGCGCCACCGGCAATCATGCGCGCGCAATCTTCGATGCATTGAATGCGAGGGACATCCCATGAAGAAAACCACGAAGCGCAAGGGCTCCGGCCGGAAGGGCTGCTGACATGCCGAGCAAATCCAAACGCCAGCATGATTTCATGGAAGTCGTAGCCAACGATCCGAAGTTCGCCCGCGAGGTCGGCGTTCCCCTTTCCGTGGGCAAGGAATTCGTGGCGGCCGACAAGCACAAGCGCTCCACGCGCATCGAGAGGGCGGTCAACACCGCCAAGGCTCGGATGCGCGGGGCGATCGGTTAGAAATCAAAGAAATCAAACATGGCGCGCGGCGGCAAGAGACCAGGATCAGGCCGGCCGAAGGGTGCCATTAACCGCGTCAGCTTGGCTGCTCGCGAGGCCGCCGCAGCCGATGGCGAGACCCCGCTTTCCTATATGCTGAATGTCATGCGCGACGCCTCTGCCGAGCCCGACCGTCGCGATGATATGGCGAAGGCCGCCGCCCCCTACATGCACCCCAAGCTCGCAGCCGTCGAGCACACCGGCCCGGATGGTGGCCCCGTCCAAGTGACCGGCATCGAGGTCGTCTTTGTCGGCGCGTCAAAGGGCTGAATTTCCAGATAAGCTGCAATTCCTCTTTGAGCCGTCTCGGTACAAGGTCGCCTATGGTGGCCGAGGCGGGGCTAAGAGCTGGAGTTTTGCCAGGGCGCTTGTGATTATCGGCGCCGGTCAGGCCAAGCGCATCGTCTGCGCCCGTGAGTTCCAAAAGTCTATCGCGGACTCCGTGCATCATCTGCTTCGCAATCAGATCGACGCGCTGGGCCTCAATGACTACTACTCGGTCAAAGAAACCTATATCGAGGGCAAGAACGGAACGCTGTTCTCGTTCCATGGTCTCAAGCATAACGTCCAGAACATCAAGTCCCTGGAGGGTGCGGACATCTGCTGGGTTGAAGAGGCCGAGGCAGTTTCCAAGGCTTCGTGGGAGACGCTGATCCCGACCATCCGCAAGGACGGCTCGGAAATCTGGATCTCGTTCAACCCGGATATGGACACCGACGAAACCTATAAGCGGTTCGTCATGAAGCCACCGACTGGCGCCAAGGTCGTCAGGGTCGGCTGGCGCGACAATCCATGGTTTCCCGAAGTCCTGAAACAGGAGCGGGAAGACCTCAGGGAGCGCGACGCCGACGAATACGAGGTGGTCTGGGAAGGCAACACCCGCCAGACTATTAAGGGCGCGATTTACGCCAATGAGTTGAAGGCCGCGCTTGAGGGGAAGCGGATCACCAGCGTCCCCTACGATGCGTCGAAGCCCGTTCATACATTCTGGGACCTCGGCCGAGCGGATATGACGGCTATCTGGTTCGCTCAGGTAGTCGGGTTCGAATTCCGGATCATCGATTACTACGAAAACCAGGGCTTTGTGCTCGCGCACTACCTCAAGAAGCTCGGCGAGCGGCCCTATCACTACGGCGACGACTGGCTGCCTCACGATGCCGATAACGAACTGCTGGCGTCCGAACTGACGATTACCCAACAGATGCGGGCGGCCGGTCGAAAGCCCAAGATCGTGCCGAAGATTCACGTCGCGGATGGGATCAACGCCGCGCGAACGGTGTTCGGCAAGTGTTGGTTCGACGCCGATAAATGCGCGGATGGCCTGAACGCCCTTCGCCATTACAGCTACGACGTCGATCCGGAAACGAACGAATACAGCAAGAACCCGCTTCACAATTGGGCCTCCCATGGCGCCGATGCGTTCCGCTACCTCGCGGTGGCGCTGAACCCGACGTCCGGGAAGCCCAAGGATTTGCCGAAGCGCGACAAAGGATGGGTTGTCTAGATGCTACAGAAAGTCACGATCGCCTTTTTCCGAACCATCAACGGCAACATCTTCCCACAGAGCGAGGATGTGTTGGTTGACGCTCCGGACGGCGATTCGGCTGCCGTGCTTGCGAGGCAGGCTCACGGCCGGCGCCTGTTGGAATCCGGCGCGATCTGCGAGACTGACGAGCACGGCCAGCAGAGAATCCGGGCAGCCGTGATGGGCATCGAGCCCGCGTCGGCTGCCGACATCGAGCGGCTGACGCCGAAGCCCGAGCCGGTCTCCGAGGCGACGAAGGCTGGCGAGGATATGCCTGACGGCGGCCCGGTGATTGGCGTCTTTGAGGGCGCTGTGGTTCTACAAGAGCGGGCTATCAGAGCCGGCACTCGTACCGATGAGCCGAACGATATGAAACCCAAGAACAAGGGCGGCCGGCCGAAGGGAAGCAAGAATCGCAAGCCTGAGTCGGTGGCGGCATGAACGAGCAACTCCGCCTCTCCTATATTCGACGATTGATGCGGCGCGCGGAACGTCACGCGGCGCTGGCTGATAATCTCGAACAGTTGGCTGGCGCGATGGTCAGCGACGTTGATATCCCGGTCGGCTTGGTGCCTGATCGTTTTCTGGATACGCGACCGTTCGCCGAGGCTGAAGAGATAAGAGTCGTTTTGCGCGCCATCCGCTCTGGGGAAGAGGGGCGGCGGAGCAAGCGCGTTGTGGCGGCACTTCGGGAGCGATCAGCGGAATATCCCCGGCTGGCGTTGGCGTTGAGCGCGGCGGCACTCCACTTGGAGCGCCATCCATGGCTTTACGCGGAGGCCGATGGCCTTTTGCGCTGGATTCACGGAATTGATCATTCCGCCGCGCTCAACGCGCTCATCGACTTCGTGTCTGCGGAGAATCAGCAAGAGATAGAGGCTCGGGTTGTCCGCGAGGCCAATGAATGGCACTCCCGGCATCACTCTGAGAGTGAACCAACCGCCTGATGCTCTCCCCCCAGGCTGTCAAATCCATCATCCAGACGCGGTTGACGGATGCGCTGGGGCGTGAGTCGTCGGCCCTCAGTGGCTATCGAATTGACGCGCTGAAGCGCTATCGGGGCGAGCCCGACGGCAAGGAGCGTGAAGGCCATTCGGCTGTCGTCTGGCGGGATGTCTCGGAGTCCATCGATACGACGCTCCCACAGTTGATGAAGATATTTGCCGGCGGCGATCAGATCGGGGCCTTTCAGCCGCACGGTCCCGAGGACGAACAGGGCGCCGATCAGGCGACGGACTACGTCAACTGGATCTGGTCTACGCAGAACAACGGGCCGATCATCATTCATAGCTGGCTGAAGGATGGCCTTCTCCAGCGCCTGGGCGTCGTCAAGGTCTGGTGGGATACGCAGAAGCGCCGTCGTCGCGAGACCTATCGTGGTCTGACGAAGGCCGAATTCGACGCCCTGGACATCGGCGACGATGACCGGGTTGTGTCCGTCGATTGGCGCGACCCCGACGAGGCCGAGGGGCCGGATGAACCGCCGGAGCCTGCGGAGCCCGTAGCGGTTCCCACAGATCAACCACCGCCCTTGAGCCCGCTCGCCGCCGCTCAGCCGTCTGCGCCGCGCCCTGACGTTAGTATGCCTGCCGCCGCAATGCCGCCGGAGCCCCCTGCGCCGGGCATGATCCGCCGCCTCTTGGGTGCCGTGCTCCCGACGCCTGTTCCGGCCGCGCCCGAGAGAGTCGCCGATGTCGTTATCGAGCGCGTCGAATCCGAGGGCTGCGTCAAGATACAGGTCATTCCGCCCGAGGATTTCGGCTGTGACCCGCGCGCGACCTCCGACGAGGATATGGAATTCGCGTTCCATCGCTGCCGGAAGACCGTATCGGACTTGATCGAGATGGGCGTACCCAAGGCCAAGGCGCGGTCCCTCCAGACCGGTGACGATGACCTAGATACCGAGAAGCAGGAGCGCGACGAACCGGAATTCGGGCAGGCTGTCACGCACAGCGACCAGACGAACATCGATCCATCTATGCGGTCGGTCTGGGTCGCGGAGTGTTACATCCGCGTTGACGAGGACGAGGACGGCATCGCCGAGTGGCGGAAGATCACGGTCGCCGGCCCGACGACAGGCGTTGAAATTCTCTTCGATGAGGAAGTGGACGGCCATCCCTTCTGTTCCTGGACGCCCTTCCCGACGCCGCACAAGCTGATTGGCGAGTCCCTGGACGATAAGGTCGGGGATATCCAGCAGATCAAGACCGCGCTGATCCGTCAGGTGCTCGACAACCTGTACCTGACCAACAACCCGGGCCTGGGCGTGACCGAGCGCGTGAACCTCGGGGATGCGCTCGACCGTGAGATCGGCGGGGTGGTGCGGGTTGAGGACCAGGCGGGGCCGGTCGGCAATCACATCATGCCGATCACCGTTCCCTTCACGGCCGGTGCCTCGCTGGGCGTCATGGAATACATTGACCAGGCCAAGGAGATGCGGACGGGTGTCAGCCGCCTGACCCAAGGCTTGGACCCCAACGCGATCAACAAGACCGCGACGGGTGTCAACGCGATCACCAATTTCTCGCAGGATCGTCAGGCGCTGATTGCCCGCATCTTCGCAGAAACCGGATTGAAGCGCGCGTTCAAGAAGACCCTGGAGCTCGTCTGCAAGTACCAGGAAAAGGCCAAGGTCATCCGGCTGCGGAACAAGTGGGTTCCGATGGACCCGACGAGTTGGTCGGACCAGATGGATTTCACCGTCACCGTGGGCATCGGGACGGGCAACAAAGACCAGATGCTCATGCATCTGCAACAGATTCTCGCCATCCAGGTCCAGGCCATCCAGTTCCAGGGCGGCGTCAACGGCCCGCTCGTCACGCTGCCGAATCTCTTCAACACCGTCTCGAAGATGGTCGAGAACGCGGGATTGAAAGCGCCCGAGTTGTACTTCACCGACCCCGCACAGGCCCAGCAGGCGCCCCAGCAGCCCAAGCCCGACCCGGCGATGATGCAGGCCCAGGCCGCGTTGCAGATCAAGGCGCAGACCGCGCAGGCTGACATGCAGCTTTCGCAGCAGCGGGCTCAGCAACAGGCTCAGTTGGACCAGCAGAAATTGGCCGCGCAGATTCAGGCCGAGCAGATGAAGGCCCAAGCTCAGATCGAGGTTGCCCGGCAGAAAGCCGCTGCCGAAATCGAGATCGCGCGCATGAAGGCCCAGGCACAGGCGGAAATCGACCGCATGAAGGCCGCGACCGATGCGGAGCGTAAGGACCGCGAGCTTCAAGCCGAGGGCGCGCTTGAGGCCGCGAAAGTCGCCTTGGGCCAGACCGGCCCCGCGAACATCCCGGCGCCGCAGTGATTGAGCGCGTTTCTGGGCCTGATGGCGATTACATCGTCTTCAGCACGACCGACTTCAATGAGGTCATCTCAGTGATGTGGAAACACTGGAGGCGCATCATTAAGCGCCATTACCCAGAGATTACATCCTGGGACATTCATAGAGCGAAAGACATCACGGCGCGCAACATGACGCGCGGGTCTGAGGCTGAATATCTGGAGAGCAAGAAAGGTCTCTGGGCTCCCGACGATTGGACATTTTACCGGCTCAAGCGGGCCGTACAGTGCGCTCATCTGGTTGCTTATCGCCGCTCGCGGATGATACCGGCATGAACCTCGACCGCGCCCACGCCGCCCAACGTCTGCTGGCCGATACCGCCGTCAAGGAAGCTCTCGATCAGATCGAGGCGGACATCATGAAGGCCTGGCTGGCGGAAAAGACACCCGAGGCCCGCGATCAATTCTGGCATGACATCTCAGCCGTTCATCGGTTGCGCGCGAAGCTCAAGGGCTTTGCCGACGAACTGGTGATGGCCAAGCACAAGGAATCCAAATGACTGAAGCCGCTGCTCAGACTGCTCCGACCGCCCCGACGCCCTACGTTCCGCCCGAGGGCGCGGGCACCCGACAGATCGCAGACGGCATCATGGCGCGGCTCGAAGCCGAGCGCGCGCAGGCACGAGATTCCGGCACCGACACGGTAGCCGGTGAAGACCAGACCGACCCGACCCCCGACGCCACGGCGGAAGCCAGCGAAGGGGAGGGCGACGGCGAGGTCGAGACTGCGGAGGCAGATGCTTCCGACGATACAGCGTCCAAAGACAAGGGCGCCGCAGATCAGCCCGAAGAGAACCAGAAACTCTATGCCGTCAAGGTCGATGGCCAGGAGATCAAGGTCACACTCGATGAGTTGATCAAGGGCCACTCCCGAGAATTGGACTATCGACACAAAACCGCCCGCTTGGCAGAGAAGGAACGCACGCTCGATCAAGAGCGGCAGTCCGTTGCCAATCAGGTTCAAGAGATTCGCACCAAGGCCGAGGCACAGATCGCCGAAGCCATCGCCCAGGCTTCCGAAGACGCCTTGATCGTCAATCGCGGCGACAAGACCGACTGGAAGGCCCTTTCGGACTCCGATCCTGTCAAGGCTCAGACCGATTGGTTTGCCTATCAGGCGGCAAAGACCCGCGTTGACAGCTTCAAGGCCGAACAGGAAGCCGCAAGGAAGACCGAGAGCGAACAATCGAAGGCTCAGAGAGAAGCCAAGATCGCCGAGGAAGCCCGCAAGGCCGCCGAGAAAATCCCTGAATTCGCTGACCCCGCGAAAGCGGCGAAGTTCATCAGCGACATGCAGGGCTATCTCGCCGAGCACGGACTCACCCCCGACGAGATCGGCCGAATCTCCGACCATCGAATGCTGACGGTCGCCCGCGACGCCATGATGTATCGCCAGTTGCTGGCGAATCAGAAGGCAGCGGCGGCGAAAAAGGTAGAGGCCGCACCGAAAGTCATGGACGCCAAGCGTTCAAGCGGTGTGCCCGAGACCGACGCGAAGATCAAGAATCTGAAACAGCAGGCACTCAAAACAGGAAAGGTCAAGGACGCGCACGCCGCAGTCATGGCCGCACTCAGGAGTTAGCCTCAAATGACCGAGACCATCGTCGCCAATACTTTCCTCACGTTCTCCGCGATCGGCAACCGTGAGGACCTCAGCAACATTATCTACAACATCGACTCCGTCGAGACGCCGTTTCAGAAGGCTATCGACAAGGTGAAGGCCACGGCCACTCTCCATGAGTGGCAGTCGCAGGCCCTCGCCTCGGCCGCCAACAACGCGCAGGTCCAGTCGGCAGACGTGACGTTCGCGGCCGTGACCCCGACTGTCCGCCTGACCAACCGAACCCAGATTTCCCGCAAGGAAGTCGTGATCGGCGGCACCCAGGAGGCCGTTGACAAGGCCGGTCGTGAGTCCGAAATGACGTACCAGCTCCTGCTGAAGTCCAAGGAACTGCGTCGCGATATCGAGGTCGTGCTGACCGGAAACCGCGCCCCCGTGACCGGTGACTCGACCACGGCTCCGCAGCTTCGTCCGTTGTGCTCGTGGTATGCCACGAACGACAACCGCGATGCGACTTCGGGCGCCGATGGTTCGACCACGACTGCGGCTACCGACTCCTCGGGTACCCGTGCATTGACCGAAGATCTGCTGAAGAACGTCCTTCAGCTCTGCTGGACGGCCGGCGGCAGCCCGGACATGATCATGGTCGGGCCGTTCAACAAGGGCCGCATCTCCAGCTTCGCCGGCAACGCCACCCGCACGATCGATGCCACCAAGGGCAAGCTGATCGCCGGGATCGATGTCTACGAGGGCGACTTCGGGACCCAGAAGGTCGTGGCCTCGCGCTTCTCGCGTGACCGTGACTGCCATGTGCTCGATACCTCGCTCTGGGCACTGGCGACCTTGCGTCCGATGAAGACGGAAGACCTCGCCAAGACCGGCGATGCCGAGAAGGCAATGGTCCTGACCGAGTACACTTTAGAGAGCAGGCAGGAGAAGGGTTCGGGGATCGTCGCGGATTTGACGACTGCGTAACCAGCAAGGTCTGACTGAAAGAGGGGGCGGTCTCGAAAGGGGCCGCCCTTTTTCATGGCACGAAAACTCTATCTCCAAACCGAAGGCGGTCTGGTCGAGCATCTGGTTGCGGATTCATCGGAGCGTGGCTCCTACGCGATCCAATACCAGTCCGACGTGACGGCGAACATCGAAGAGAACAAGGCGCAATATAACGACCCCGGCCGCTCGATTGACGGCATGGGTCGCAAGGTCGCCTCGATACCGAACGCAATAGCCATCGAGTGGTTCGTTCGCTACGGCGTTGACGTGTTCAAGAAGGATCATCTTCCCGCCGTTCGTCGGCTCCTCAATGACCCGGAGTGGCGATATTTGCGCTGCGCGCCCGGCAAACTCTGAAAGGACTTCCCAATGTCTTCTGTCAACATCATGCAGAACACCAACGGCTCGGCTACTCTCGGCAGCAGCCCCGACCAGGGTCTCCACACCGAAGCCGTCGAGTGGATCGCGACCTCGGTTGACAAGTATTTCTACATCGCTACCCGACCGGAGCGCGTGACGGCCATCACGGGCCGCACAAGCGTGGCCGGGACCGGCGGTGCCGCGACCGCGACAATCAGGAAGGTCCCTTCAGGGACGGCCCTGACCTCCGGGACGGCCCTGCATTCGGGCTCCATCAATCTCGTCGGCACGATCGACACCAACCAGTCGTTGACGCTCTCTACGACCCCGGGCGTTCTGGATCTGGCGGCCGGTGACGCGCTGGCCATTGACTTCACGGGCACTCTTACGTCGGCCGTCGGCTGCGCCAGCGTCTCGCTCTCGCCCAAGGCGTAAGGAGCCAGTCCATGGCCGGAAGTCCGAACATCAAAACCACCTACCGGCCGGGGACCCATCAGAAGGTCGCCTTCACCGCTACGGCAGGCACGATCACCAATGGCGTGTCCACATACATCACGACCATTCGCGTGGTCGTGACCGCTGCGGCCTATGTGAAGATCGGGAGCGCCCCTACGGCCACGACCTCAGACATGTACATGCCGGCGAACCTCCCGGAATACTTCACGGTCTCGCCGGGCCAGAAAGTCTCGGCGGTCCAGGCTTCGGCCGGCGGGGATCTGCATGTCACCGAAATGAGCCAATAGTGAGATGGCTCGGCCGGCTCCCCGACACTGGCGGCAGGGCACTACACAGAGCGTGACTTTCTCGCAGGCCACCGCTGCGGCCATCGCCAGCGGCGTCGGCGATCATATCCGGGCCGTTCGCGTGGTCGTCAAAAGCCCAGCCTATATCGCCATCGGCCCCTCGGCGGTCGCGACAACCTCTGACATGTATATGGCAAGCGATTCTCCGGCGGTATTCAGCATCGCCCCCGGCGAAGTCGTCTCGGCGATCAAGATCAACGCCGGGACCTCTATCCTCTATGTCACGGAGTTAACGCAGTAACATGGGCCTCTCGTCATATTCGGACCTCAAGGCATCTGTAGCCCGCCGTCTTGGACGTTCGGGGGATACTGATCTGGAGGCCGAGGCTGACGACTATATCGATCTTGCGGAGGCGCGGTTTCAGCGAGAGCTCCGGCTGCGTTCGATGGAGCAGCGCTCGACCGCAACTCTGTCGAGTGCGTACCTGGACCTCCCGACGGACTTCCTGGAACTCCGGAACATCCAGCTCAATTCGGACCCCGTGCGAGCGCTCGAATGCGTGAGCCCCGAGCTGATCGACCGCAACTACCCGCAGACGACAACCGCCGAGCCCGAGGTCTACGCGATCATCGGCAGTACCGTTCAATTCGCGCCGTCTCCCGATCAAGACTATACGGTCGAGATCGACTACTGGCAGAAGATCACCGCGCTCTCGGATGCCAACACCACGAATTTCCTGCTGACCAACGCACCGGATGTCTATCTCTGGGCGACCATGGCCGAGGCCGCACAGGCGACCGGCGACAGTTCGCTCTGGCAGGAATATGAAAGCCGGCTCGGGGCGGCCCTGGACAAGCTCCGAGTCTTCGACCGCCGGGCGTCCTACAGCGGGGCGACCCTTCGCGTCCGGCCGCGACCGCAGAATGTCGTGTAGTGGATCAGGCACCGTCGTCCACCCCGATGCCGGCGGGCCAGGAATCCAAACCGCCTCGCGAATGGGCGGAGTTCATCACTCATCTGCTTAAAACCGATCCGAAGGGCTTCAGCAAACGACTGGCTGGCGATCCTGCGACGATCACCCTGACCCCGAAATCATGGAAGAAGATCGAGACCGTCGTTTCAGGCTTGCCCCTCAAGACCTACGAACATCAATCAGGCCAGCCTTGGCGCGATGATACGACCGCGACGGCCGGCGACTGCAACACATTCACCTTCGCCAGGCGCCGCGCTCTGGCAGAGGCTGGCTTCCCTCTGGGAGCCCTCAGACCGGTTGTAGCCAATAATGATCACGGCGAGCCGCATATGGCCCTGAGCCTAGAGACCGACAAAGGCACATTCATCATCGACGGCACAACTCCGATGCTCCAGCCGTGGCAGCGCTTGCCCTATCAGTGGCGCTATAGGCTGAACGGGCATCAGTGGGAGAAATTCACTCAATGACCGATGGCGTTGCCGTAACTCCCAGCACAGCATCGACGCGCCAGACGATTGACACCGATGAGGTGACGCGCGGAGGGCAGACCGTCCAGCAGCAGGTGGTCAAGCTCTCGCTGGGCGCCGATGGTGCGTCGGATACGCTTGTCGATTCTGGACAGCAGACTTCCGCCAATTCTCTCCCTGTCGTCCTGCCGTCCGACCAGACCGTGGCCGTTTCGGCGGCGAGCCTCCCCCTCCCTTCGGGCGCTTCAACGGCGGCCAAGCAGCCGGCTCTTGGAACCGCCGGCACCGCTTCATCGGATGTCCTAACTGTCCAGGGCATCGCCTCTATGACGGCCTTGGTGGTTGACGGCTCTGGCGTAACCCAACCGGTTTCCGATGGCGGCAGCACGCTGTCTGTGGACGATGGTGGCGGAACGCTTACTGTTGACGGCACGGTTGCGGTATCCGGAACGGTCACGGTTGACACGGAACTACCGACAGCCGCTGCGCTCGCCGACGCTACGGCCAACCCGACCACTCCACTTGTCGCCGCAGCCATCGAGATTTTCAACGGCACAACTTGGGATCGGGTCAGGGGCGATACAACAAACGGAATCGACGTTGATGTGACTCGGTTGCCAGCCCTCGCCGCTGGCTCCAATGTCATCGGTGCCCTGACGGCTAATCAATCTGTCAACGTTGCGCAAATGAATGGCGTCACGGTGACGATGGGTGCTGGCGCCTCTGGGACTGGTGTCCAGCGTGTGGCGATCGCCACTGACGGTCAGGGCCAAGCCGCAGATAATGCGGCCTTCACTGACGGCACGACGCGCCTGGATATGGGGGGGTTCATTTTCGATGAGGTTGCCGGAACGGCCCTCACTGAGAATGATGCCGCGGCGGCGCGCGTGGATTCCAAACGCGCCCAGGTGTTGGTTATCGAGGATGCGACGACGCGCGGGCAGCGCGCAACGGTTAGCGCCGCTGGGGCCATCAAGGTTGATGGTTCTGCGGTAACGCAACCAGTCTCGGTCGCGGCTACCGTCAGCGTCAATAATTCCCAAATCGGCGGTAACGCAATCTCGGCCGGCAATGGCGCATCCGGCACGGGAGTCCAGCGCGTCACCATCGCCTCAGATAGCACTGGTGTTGTGGGGCTCAATGCCGGCTCCAATCTCGCGGGCCGCGTCAATCTCGATCCACAGACGGCCAACGGCCTTTCGATTTCTCGCACGATCTCGGCAGCCACCACGAACGCCACGAGCGTCAAGGCGAGCGCGGGGCAGGTCTATCACCTCTTGGTGAGCAATACGAACACATCGGCCCGCTATCTTAAGCTCTACAACAAGGCTTCCGCGCCAACAGTCGGAACCGATACACCGGTTATGACGATCCTCATCCCAGGCAGTGGCGGCGTCGCGCTCGATGTTGCGGCGATGGGCGCCGCGTTCGGGACCGGCATCGCGCTTGCCATGACGACGGGCGTTGCCGACAGCGACACGGCGGCGGTTGCCGCAAATGAAATCGTGGCGCATGTGCTTTACAAATAGAGAGCATCAATGAGCGGATTTTTCGGCGGCGGTGGCGGAACTGCATTTTCTTTGCTCGATACGCAGATCTTTACCGCCAATGGAACTTGGACGAAGCCAGCCGGTGCCGTGTCAGTGTTTGTTGATGTCGTGGGTGCGGGCGGGGGCGGCGGTGGCGGGACGGGCGGGGCCGCGGCCTCGGCGAGACCGGGCGGGTCCGGTGGCGGCGGTGGCGCTCGAAATCAGTTGTGGTTCAACGCCGGAGATTTGAGCGCAACGGAGGCTGTTACTGTCGGTACGGCGGGTTCGGCGGGGTCGGCCGGCAGCTCATCTGGTGGCGGTAGCGGAGGGAACGGCGGCTCATCTAATTTCGGAACTAAGCTTTATGCTTTCGGCGGGGGCGGCGGCGGTTGCAATACCGGCTCTAATATTTCTGGTGGCGCAGGCGGCGGCACGATGGGTGCCGGCTCTAATAGCCAAGCAGGAAGCATCGGAGGCGGCGCTCCATCATTAGGAACTTCTTCTCCCAGCCCCGGCGGTGGCGGTGGTGGTGGTGGTTCGGCCTCGGGTTCGGGTGTCGGCGGCACCCTGGCTGAATGGGGCGGCGGCGGTGGAAGCGGCGTGAACTCTTCTGCTAGCGCGGGGAATAACGGTGGCAATTCCGCCTACGGTGGCGCTGGGGGTGGTTCGGGTGGCGGCGTGTCCACCGGCAACGTTGCCTCTAATGGCGGCGCTGGTGGCGGGGTGCTGATTACTTCCAACACTGGTGGCACAGCGGGCACGGGCGCCGGCGCTGGTGGCGCTGGCGCAACTGGTAACAATATCAATTCTGGATCTGGCGGTGGCGGCGGTGCCGGAAACACCGCTGGTACGGGTGGAAATGGCGGAGGCGGCGGCGTCCCAGGCGGCGCAGGCGGTGGTGGTGGTGGCGGGACGACTATTGGCGGTGCTGGCGGTGCTGGAGGTCGCGGAGAGGTGAGAGTCTATACCTACGGTTGATCCGGGTCCGTCGGGCATTTTCGCCATTCAATCGTTCCATCGGCTCGAACGCATTTAACCTCCAGCCTGTCCGGAGATTCCACCCAACGAAGCTCGGTCGTAAAGATCACTTCGCCGCCGGGCGAGGGATTCAAATTCCGGGCCTCTTCCTTCGCTGCCTCAAGGGCTGGGTCAATCATGGCGCTCTCCTGTGCGTCAAGGATTGCATTTCTGGCTTTGCCAAACAACCGCCACATGCAGGGCTCTGAAAATGCTAATTTTCTTCTGGTCCGATAGCGAACTGTGGCGCCCGATCCTCCCCAGCGGCGGCACATGGACGAACACCCCATCCACCTCGACCGTCTGGACTCCCGTCAGCGGAACCTCAGCGACATGGACGCCGCAGTAGTCAGGGCGTCTCGGGATGCCCGGATGTCTGGGCCGTGCCTCTCGCTGGCTCTTCGGGCGCCGCTGTGGGTAGTCCCGCCACGGTTGGCTCTGACGGGGCCGGATCATCAACTGCGGCCCCGATGATGCTAGGCGCAATCTGCGTTCCGGCGTTGATTGCCCATTGGGCACCCTCGCTGAGCCCACAGGCGCTGAGCGGGGCGGCAAGGACTGCAATGGTTAACGCAACTCGGGCGCGCATGACGGATAGCCTAGCCCCGACCTCGGTTGAGAGAAAGCGGTAAAATGATCGGAGTCGGCGAATTCACCCCCGATCAGTCGGCCTTCGGGAGTCCCGGCGCGACAGAAGCCAAGAACGTCATCCCGGCCGCTCAATCCTATCGGCCGCTCAAGACCCTGACCGCCTCGGGCTCAGCAGCCTCAACCGTCCGCATTCAAGGCGGGGTTACGCTCCGCTCGACGGATCTGACGGTCAAGTCGTTCGCCGGGGACGCGACCAAGCTCTATGGCTACGACGGCTCGGCCTGGTCGGACTATTCGCGGACGGTCGGCGGCGCGTATGCGACGCCCACTCAGGGCATGTGGCGCTTTGCTCAGTTCGGCGATGTCTGCTTGGCTGTGAATGGCTCTGATGCCGTCCAATCGATCACCATGGCGGCGGGGACGAATTTCGCCGCGCAGTCCGGATCGCCTCCCTCGGGTGCGCGTTACATCGCTGTGGCGCGCGACGTCGTGGCGCTGGCGCGCGATGGGTCCAACTCGAATCGTGTCAGTTGGTGTGATATCGAGAGCCTGGATTGGACAACGGGCGCGTCTGATATCCAAGATCAGGCAGACGGCGGCCAAATCATGGGCCTGCACTCGGCCGGCGACGACTTGGTGGTGTTCCAAGAGCGCTGCATCCGCTTGGGCATCCGCACGGACTATCCGCTGACCTTCACCTTCGACAAGATCGCCCAGGACAAGGGCTGCCTCGCCGAGTGGGGAACGGCGCAGCATGAAAACCTAATCTTCTTCCTGGCCCATGACGGGTTCTACCTGCTGGCCGGCGGGCAGCAGCTCCAGCCCATCGGGGCCGAGAAGGTCGACCGGTTCTTCTTCGAGCATCCCGAACACGGGGTGGACCTCAACAATCTGCACCGCGTGACCGGGGCGGTCGATCCGGTCAACAAGCTCTATCTCGTGAGCTATCCCTCCGTGGGCGGCGGCACCGGCAATCCGGATAAGGCGCTGATCTATCACTGGCAGCTCGGGCGCTGGTCCCGGGCCGAGTTCGACTGCGACATGCTGCTCTCGGCGATGGTCCAGTCCTCCTGGAACCTCGACAACATCGATACGCTCATCGGGAACTTGGACGCGACGACGCTCTCGCTGGACGACCCGGCCTTCACGGGCTCCGGTCGGTTGTTCCTCGCGGCGTTCACAGACGATCACAAGTTGGGCTTCTTCAACGGCTCGAATATGGCGGCGACCGTGGACACCGGAGAGGCGCAGTTAACCCAGGGGCGCCGCTCCTTGGTTACGGGCGTCCGGCCGCTGGTGGACGGTGCCAGTGCCTCTGTCGCGCTGGGCACCCGCAATCTGTTGAGCGATAGCGTGTCGTTCGGGACGGCCACGGCGATGAACAGCAACGGCTTGTGCCCCGCTCGAAAGGACGGGCGGTTCCACCGCGCGCGGATCACCGTCGCGGCCGGTGAGAACTACTCACACATTCTAGGGATCGACCCCGAATTCAAGGCGAGCGGGACGCGATGAGCGATAACGTCGAGAAATTCCCCGGCGCGTTCTTCGGCACCATCCCATCTGAAACGATCCTGAGCGCCGCGATTGAAGCCGATCTGCCGGGCGTAATCGTGATCGGATACGACAAGGACGGCAATCTCTATTGGGCGCATTCGATGCCCGAGCCAGAAAAGGTTATCTGGCTCTTGCGGGCTACCGAACGCCAGATATTTGAGGCCTGCGATCTATGACCGTCTTCAAGCCGCTCCCGCCTCCATTACCGCCTACGATGCTTGGCAGCCTGCAAGATGCCGTCACATACCTCCGCTACATCTTCGAGTATCTCCGCCGCATCTATGATGTGATCCGAGGCGTCCAGATCGGCAAGCTCCAGTGCACGACGACCGTCACGCTCACGGCCTCGGCGACGACCACCACGCTAACGGATGCGCGGATTGGCGCCGAAAGCGTGATCCTCTTCATGCCGACGACCGCCAACGCAGCCGGGGCGATGACCAACCTCTATGTCTCGGCCCGCGCTCAGGGCTCGGCGACACTCACGCATAGCAGCACAGCGACGACGGATCGTGTCTTTGGCGTAATTGTGATCGGATAATCCATGCCACCTCGCGGCCTTCTCGAAGCATTGTCAGCGAAACAAACTCCACAGGCAGCGCCATCAAATGGCGGTTTATTGGCCGCACTCGGTGCCATGCCGCGCCCGCAGCCGATGGGATCGATGAACCTAACGCCGCAGGAAACATTCCTCTATCAGCATCACCTGCAAAACCTCATCGGCCCCGGCAAGGTCATGAATGCCGATGGCTCAATCTCCACAATCTTCCAGTTCCCCGCCGAGCACGGCGGTAAATTCTACAACATCCCCACAGTGTGGGACGGAAAGATACTCTCGGCAGACGAAGCCAAGAAACGTGCCGCGAAGATCGGTTGGGACAAATGGCCGTCCTACTCGACTCCAGAGGAAGCCGATGCCCGCTATATGCGGATGCACGACGCCATGGACTCCGATGTTGGCTCCTATCTGGAGAACCAATAATGCCCCGTCACGATCTCTCCGACCTCAGCGACATGGACCTCGCGCGCCTGTTGGGCGCGAAGGGGCGCAATGGCGATTCACTGGTCGCGCATATCAACCCGCAGGAGGCGTCTCTCCTGAAGGCGCTCGGCGGCTCGGGCACGCGGAATCCCCGGACGGGGCTACTCGAATTCTCGCCCATGGGCGGGCAGGCGGGCGGCAAGGACGGAACGGGTATCGGCGGCTCCGAGAAGGGCGGACGCTCGAACTCCGGAGCGGGCCCGGCTGCGGCTGGCGCGGGACAGGGACATCTCGGTATGGGCTATGGCGGCGGTGTCGGCATGGACAAGCGCTCGACCGCCGATGCGCCTCAGAAGGGCGGCTACGGCAAGACCGCGAAAGGTGCGGCCGGCGGCATGGTCGGGGTCGCTCCGGACTCAACTCAGTCCGGCGGCACGGCAGAGCAATCGGGAGCCCCATTTTCGGGTGGCTCGGTTGCCGACAAGGACTTTTTCGACCGGTTCGCGGGCGGCCTGTTCGGCGGCTTGGGCTCTACGGTTGGCGGGACGCTCGGAACTCTTGCCGGCGGGCCATTTGGCGGAATCCTCGGCACGATTGGTGGTGCCGCGGCAGAGGCCGCTTTCGGCGGGCCGTCTGAGAAAGACAACACGAAACAAGATGGTACGTCTGGCGGCCCGGCTGGCTCAGGGGGCTCGGGCGGGCCCGGTCCCGGCGCTGGTCCAGGCAGCGAATCCGGCGCTGGTATGGGCTATGGCGGCGGTGTCGGCATTGGCGGTTCAGGTCCTGGAAATATCCCCGGCTCTCTCGCGGCTGCCGCGCGACAGGCAGAGATCGACCGCGCGACGGCAACGCAGCCACAGAACACGGGCTTGATCGCGGCCCTGAGCCCACCGGTTCCCGGGGCAATGCCAGCGCTGCCGGCGGGCCTGCTCCAGTACCTCGCACAGAACCCGGGCCTCATTCAGGGCCTGACCAACACCTCGCGCTTCGGCACCGGCTCGGTCGCGCCCTTGAACTACATGCGGACCTACGCTTGACCGATCTGGTTGGGATTCCGAGCGCGAACGTCGATCAGGTCTGGCCGCTGATTGAGGATCGGATCGAGGAAGCCTGCCTGACATCGAGGGGCAAAGAGAAGGCCTTCGATATCCGACGCTCGGCCCGGTACGGCGAAAAGCAGATCTGGGTTGTCTGGGATGCCGACGCCAAGGATGTTCTGGCGATGGTCGTGACCGAGCTTGTGGTCTATCCGCGCAAGAAGGTCTGCCACATTCAGATCTGCGTCGGCGATCAGCGCGAGCGCTGGCAGCATCATATTTCGATCATCGAGAATTGGGCGAGGGAAAACGGCTGCCGGGGCATGTCCCTGGTGGCGCGGCCCGGCTGGTCGCGCATCCTCAAACAATACGGCTACGACACGACCCACCATCTGGTGGAGAAGGATTTGCAAGATGCCTGATTTTGGCGGCGGCGGCGGAAATACACAGTCGGTGCAGACCTCCGAGCCCTGGGGTCCGGTCCAGCAGCCGCTCAAGGACGTGATCGCGAAGGCCGGGCAGCTCTATGGCTCCGGTGCGTTCACACCGCAGAGCCCGGGCTTTCAGACGACCGCCGATTTCTCGCCCGAGCAGTTGCAGGCCCAAGCGATGGGAGTCGCCCGAGCCACCAACGGCTCGCCGCTCAACGCCGCTGCCTCGGGCTATCTACAGCAGGTCCTGGGCGGGAACTTCCTCAACAGCAATCCCTACAACGCGACGTTGGCCAGCCGCACGGGCTCGATGATCACCGATCAACTCAGCCGGGCCGGACGATTTGGCGCGAACAACGCGACGACGCGCGGGCTCGCCGAGGGCCTGGCGCCCGTCCTGAATCAGAACTATCAGACCGAGCGCGGCTATCAGCAGGCGGCGGCGAACATGGCCCCGCAGCAGGCTAGCACGGATTACACGGACATCGCGGCCTTGGGCACTATCGGAGACCAGCGCCAGGCCCAGGCACAGGCGGCCCTCAATGAGGCCACCCAGCGCTTCCAGACCGCCCAGACGGGCCCACAGAACGCGCTGGCGACCTATCTGGGATTCTTGAACGGACAGGGCGGACAGACGCAGACCATGACGGCCCCCAACACCGCGCCCTCGGGCGCCCAGCAGGGCATCGGCGCGGGGCTTAGCCTGCTCGGCACACTCGCTCAACTTTATGGCTCGGGAGCCTTCTCATGACATGGCCCTTCGATTCATTCGCGCCGGCCGGGACGGGAAACAGCGACTACCGTCAGGTCCTGGGATATGACCCCAAGGCCGCGCTGTGGTCGCAGATCGCGGCGGCTCTTCAACAGGCGGGCGCTGGCGTCGCCACGGCTCCCCGTGGTCAGGCTGTCGGGCAGGGATTGCTTGGCGTTCTCCAGGGTACCCAACAGGGCCAGCAGAACTATGAAAGCGGGCTGCTGAATCAGTTCAAGTGGAAGCAGCTCGCCGACGAACAAAAACAGCAAGCCGCCGCGCGGGCGTACTTGCAGCCGCTTGTTGGCGGCCAGACCGTTGGGGCCAATCCGGTGCCGTTCAATACGGCCTTCGATACCGCTGGCGTAACGAATGGACCGGCTGGCGATAGCGGAGCCGATTCAACTGCCAGTGATCCCTTTGCCGACATTCCCGAAAACGTGAAGGCTGTTGCGCGCAGCTATATCGAGTCCGGTGACTATGATAGCGCCCGCAAGACCATCAATGATTTCCGCTTGAAGGGTGGGCCGCAGTTGCCCGGCAAGGTCGGGGAGCTCAAGGCCGCGATCGACAATGGCTTCGTTCCGCCCGAGACCACGCTTGATGAATACGCGAGAATCGGCCAGGACCCCGCTGCCCCAATCATCAAGGACTTCATCCAGGGCAACCAGACGATTCAGAAGCAGTGGAATCCGCAGACCAGGGCATGGGATGTGGTCGGGCAGGGTAGCCGCTTCGCGCCCACGCAGCCGCAGGGATATGAACCCATCAATATCAAGATGCCGAATGGGACGTTCGTCACCGCGAACAAGAACAATCCGATTGAGGTTGCCGCACTTGTGAAACAAGGCGGCGTGCAACAGAACCCGCCGACGACGACCAACGTCGTCAACATTGGGCCTAACGGGGTGGATTATGGCGACCCAGGCAAGGGCCTCGTCTGGTCGCGCAATCCCGATGGCACGGTCAAGCTGGATGAGCGCGGTGCGCCCGTGGCGATCCCGTTCCAGGGCGGCGAGGCCTATCAGAAGCAACAGGAAGAGGCCGGCAAAACCGAGACGCAGAACAAGCAGCAGACGACCGCCGCCACAATCGTCACTCAAGACATTGATCGCGCGACCAACCTGATCAATTCCGCGCCAGCGTGGACGACCGGGTATCTTGGTGATTGGCTCAGCACTATTGGCGGCACGACCGCCAATGACGTTCGGGCGCTGTTGACGACCATCAAGGCTAACGCTGGGTTCGATCGGTTGCAGCAGATGCGGAATTCGTCGCCGACCGGCGGCGCATTGGGGAATGTCTCGGAAATGGAACTGTCGACTCTCCAGTCAGCCATCGGAAATCTTGAGCAGAGCCAGAGCAAGAAGCAGATCCTCGAAAACCTTGCCCGCGTGAAGCAGATTTACAGCCAGATCATCGATGGGCCGGACTCCTCGGCTGGCTCTCCGGGCGCTGGCTCCAGTGGCAATATCCCGCCGCCTCCGGCTGGATTCACGGTGGTTCAGTAATGGCATACGCGACAAACGATAAAGGCGACGTGCTGGAGCTCTCTGACGGCCAGTGGAAGCCCGTCGACAAGTCGCGCATCGCTGTCAATCCGCAGACTAAGCAGACAGCTGTTTTTGACGGCAAGGCATGGCAGACGCTCGGGGCGGCGAAAGACACGGGAGCGGCTCCAGAAGTCGGCTCGCGCATCAATGAAATGGCCGCGCCCGGATTCGAGAGATTCTCTCAGAACTATCTCGATAAGCCACTGGCCTATGCGGCGTCCGGTATCGCCGGGCTTCCTGGCGAGGCCTACCTTGCGGCCGAAAAGCTGTTGGCGCTGCCCTATATGAAGCCGTCCGAGGTGGACAAACTCCCGCACGTCATCCCGACTTCAGGCGACATCTACAAGACATTCTTTCAGCCGCCCCCTGAATTCGAGGCGCCGCAGCCGGAGAGTGCTGGCGGGCGTATCGCGCAGGCCGCATTGACCGGCGCTGCGGCCGTTCCCATGGGCGGCGGCGGTGCATCCATCCCGATGCTGATTGGTGGTGCTTCGAGTGGTGCCCTGGCTCAGGGCGCAGGCGAGGTTACGAACAACGACCCCCTGACCATGCTCCTTGCCGGGACGCTTCCACTGTTCTTCGGCTATGGTACGGCAGCGGGCGTCGGTGCCGCGAGCAAGCTGCGCGCGCCCTTCCGCGCCCCGTCTCAGGAGGTCATCGCCGGCAGGATTCTGCGCCAGTCCGCCGTCAATCCTAACGTCGAGAGTCCTCCAGTCCCGCTGCGTCAAGAGGGGTTCAAGCCGACTGTCGGGCAGGCGACCGGCGATCCTGGATTGCTTCAGGCTGAACGTGTGCTGCAGACTGGCGCTGGGACCGAAGGAACGCCGCTCAATCCGAGCAATGTTGCCGGCGGGTATATCGACCGCAAGGTTCAGAATGCCGAGGCGATCAAGCGCGCCATTGCAGGACAGACAGACGGCGGGGCTGCGGCGGACGTGGCGCCGGTTGTGCGGACAGCCGTAGCAACCCAAAATCAGGCGGCTACCGATCTCCTGGCCCGCGCTCAAGCGGAAGTCCGCCGGGGATTCACCGATGCCGCCGGCACTCCTGCGCCTAATCAGACAATCCCGCAGACGGCTGGCACGATCATCCGAGACCAGCTCGCGGCCCAGCGAGATAACCTCGCGACCGTGCGCGCCCGCGAGGCTGGGAATACTTATTCCGCCGTTGACGCCAGCACGGCCGCCGTCAATCTTGATCCTGTCCACAGCATCATTGCCGACGGATTGGCGAAATTCGAGAACACCGGGATTGGCAGCGCAATCGAGACCGCACAGAAAGCACTCCTTCTAAAGAGCGGGACGCCGAAGACCCAACTAAGCCAACTTCAGGCAGCCCTTGGCGATATTCGAGATCAAGCAGGCGCCCTCTCGCGGGCCGGCAACAACAAGGCGGCTTTCCAGGTTGGCCGGATTGCCGATGCCCTTGAGGCGCAGATCAATGACGCCGATCTTGCGTTGCAGAACGCCAACGATTCCTACGCCGCGGCTTCGCGTCCTCTCGATCCCTACAACAAGCCCGATGTCGGTAATGCCGCGTCTGTGCTGAAGCAGACCCGCTATGGCGAGGGTTACGCGACGGGCCCAGAGACCGTCCCGGGGGTCTATTTCAACAGCAAGCCCACCGCCGCGTCCGATATGCAGGAATTTCAGCGACTGCTGGGCAGGAATCCCCAGGCCGTCCAGGCAATGCGCCGATATGCCGCCAGCTCTGCCCTCGATGCCGCGACGAATCCGGACGGCACGTTGTCGGTCTCGAAATTCCAGAAATGGCTGACGGATCACGCCGACGCCATCGCGCAATCGCCCGAGATCCAGGCCGACGTGAATGCCCTCTCTCAGCGTTTCGGGATGATCGATCGCGCCGAGGGACAAGCGAAATTGATGCAGGCGCCACGTGAGGTCCAGGCCTGGGTTGACAGCGACCCCGCTCACGCCGTGCGCGCCGTCACGGGAGCCGCCAACCAAGCCCAGGCCGCAGCCAATGTCTGGCGCGCCGTTGGAATGGACCGGGCCGCCCAGAACGGCCTGCGAGCCTCCTATGTGGACGCCTTCAATGCGGCCACGGTCGGGGCCACTGGATACAAGTCCGAGGTCGCCCGGCAGTTTCTCCTGCGCACCGCAGACATGCGGAAAATCTGGTTCACACCCGAACAGCACGCGATATGGAATGAAATCCAGAGCGCGATGAAGATGAACGACGCGACGGCGAATTCAGTTCTCCGCGGCGGCTCCGATACGATGCAGAAGCTCGTGGGAAAGAGTTTCCTGAATGTCATCGTCGGGAATTGGGTCAAGCCAGTAGGGCAGACACTCGGTGGCATCGGTGGCTATGTCGCCGGCAAGGCTCTCCCTGGTGTTGGCGAGGCTGCCGGCGAGGTGGCCGGCCCCCTGATCGGACTCAAGACCGGTGGAGATCTTATCAGCAAGATCTACGCGATGCCAAAAGGTCAGATCATCGATCTGCTGAACCGCGCGATGCAGGACCCCGCCCTCGCAAGGGCTCTCATGATGAAGGCCGGCACACCGCCGAAGATGGTTCCGAAAATCCTCAGCGATTATCTTGAGGGCGCCGTTCGCTCAGTTCCCGCCTTAGCCTATCGCTATCGGGACGCTGCCGAATAAGATTTCCGCGGCCTCCGGTTGTCGAATAGTGCCCGGCATCTAACAGAGCGCAGATGAAGGCGATCACGACGAACGCCTTCGCGATGGCCCACAGAGTGGCCGGCATTATCGCGAACTTGACGGGCCAGAGACCAACTGCCCATCCGCCGACAATGAGAACGACAAACGCGGCGGCCGATTTCCAGGCCATCGCGACGAACCAGCGCGCTAAGTGAGCGTCACGCCAGCGCATTGAAACCTACCGATTGGGGCATGTCCCCACCATACCGAAACCCATGCCCTCCCGCAACGAGGGCCTTTTTCATTGGGAATTCAAGCCGATGGCGATCTCCGATTACAGCACCACCCCCGGCTCGAATACGGCCATCAGCTCTATCAACATCGCCGAGAATTGCCCGGCTGGGGGTATCAATAACGCCATCCGTCAGCATCTCGCCGACGACCGCGATCAATGGAACCACGCGGAATGGTTCGAATATGGCGATGGCGACGGCACGGCGACCGTCACCTATGTCTCGTCCACGTCGTTCAAGATCGAAGGCGCGGATGTCTCGACCGTCTGGCACGCGGGCCGGCGCGTAAAGGTCGTCGCGGCCACTCCCGGGACGATTTACGGCACCATTGCATCTGTTGCGTTCTCGACCGACACGACCGTCACCGTCACATGGGATTCGGGCTCGCTCTCCAATGAGAGCCTGACCGCCTATCTGGGCATTCTCTCGGCAACGAATCAATCCATCCCCGTAGGCTCGGCCACAGCCAAGGGCACGGTCGAACTCGCGACCACAACCGAGACCCTGACCGGTACGGATGCCACGCGAGCGGTGACGCCAGATGGACTCGCTGCTCTATGGGAGAAGGGGTCGGACATCGCGTCCGCGGGCACGATCTCGATCGGCGAGGGCGGGTTCTTTCACATCACCGGCACGACCACGATCACCGATATCGATTTCGCGACCGATAAATCCGGTCGTGCCGCATGGCTGATATTCGACGGCGCGCTCACGCTCACGCATAACGCGACGACGCTGATCCTGCCGACGGGCGCGAACATCACGACCGCTGCTGGCGACGCCTGCCTTGTGGTCTCCGAGGATGGCTCGGACAATGTGCGGGTGCCCATTTACTCGCGCAAGACCGGCGGCCCCGTCAATGCGGTCGTCAACAGCTACGCCAAATACAGCTATACGGTTGCCTCCGGTACGGACGGCGGCGGTGCTGTCGTCGCGTCAACGTGGACGACACTCGCGATTAACACCGAAAATAATGACGCAGACGGGATCGGCTCTCTTTCGAGCAATCAGATCACGCTTGGGGCAGGAACCTACCGTGTCAGCGCCCGCTGTGTGTTCGGCCCTCAGACGGTTGGCGGCGTGGGTTTCGCCGTCAGGCTACTGAATGTAACCGATGCTTCCACCGTCATTGTAGGCGATCACAGTGTCGGCGGATCAACCGGCAATATCGTAATGACGTGCTCTCTTGAGGGAGAATTCACCCTCTCCGGATCAAAAGCCCTGGCATTCCAGTACTGGTGCAATTCAACGTCTGCCAGCTTGGGCGCCGCGCTCTCGACGGGCATCAGTGAAGTCTATCGCGTCATCGAATTTACCAAGGTCGCTTAAAGCCCCCTGTAACCATGAACGATGAAGCTCTTGCCCGCCCATGAGGCATGGCCGTAATCCTCGGATTCGATCTGGAAACGGTCAGTCAGATCCATCCACGCGCGCCGCTCGCCAAAGGCATTGTCAGCCCGATTGCAGTGCCAGTCATCGAATACGATAAGGGCGCCCCGAGTGATCTGACCTCGGGCAAAAAGCGGCGTCAGGCAATCGATTGTCGATTGGTAGAGATCACCATCGACATGGAGGAAGCCGAATCGCGCGTCTGGCTGAATCTGCGGCACGGTCTGCGCGTACCATCCCTCACCGATGACGAGACGGTCGGCCCCGATGATCTTCGCGATCTTCCGGCGCAACTGGTTCGCGGTAAGACCGCGGCATGTGCCAGCGCCCCAGACGCCCGACAGGACGTGTGGGCTTTCTGTATCGGCGGCGGCGACAGAAACCGGCAAGCCCTCAAAGCTGTCGTAGAGCCATAGCTTGCGATCATAGCCGCGTCGGGTCTCGGCGATTGCCTTGGCCGTGACCGAGGCGGTGAACCCAGTTGCGGTGCCGAATTCGATGAAGTCGCCCTCAACCGCACCGTGCAGTACGTATTGAACGCCGCGCTGGAGGAACAGGCCGATATCAATCCGGTCTTTGAATCGTTGTTTGGGCAGGTGTCCAAGAATACGGCGCGTCCGGCGCCACCGCTTCGCCTCGTGGACGAAGTGACGCCATTTCATAAGCAGGCCCATGGATGTTTCCCCGGTGGTGTCGTGGCAACGCTACCACAGCGGGAAAATCCGACAAACAGGAATTGCTCCCCATGGTCTGGGGCCCGTCTCGATCACCGTGACTGAATATTCCGCATAAGGAGCCCTAACATGCGTGCGTTTCTGGCGGCCGTCGGTGCCGCCTTTTTCATGCTCGTTTCAATCCCCTCATTCGCGGACGACCAATGCTTTACCGAGCAGATGGTCGCGGACGCCGTTCGGGGCTCCGCCCAACTGGCCGCCCGGGTGAACGGCGATGAAGTCCAGGCATTCATGGCGGAGTTTTTCAGCGAGGCCCCGCCTGCGCATGTCGCCGGCCTGTCGGCGATCCAGATATGGGCTGCCGATGGAGCAGCGCAGATCGTGACGTTCGACCGACACGGCTGCCTCGCCGGTGAAGGCTACGGGGATCTGGAGAAGTTCCTGAATTGGCTGCAGGGAAATCCAGCATGAGCGAGACTCTGCCGCTCACAGACGAGCAAATCGACGCCATCGCCGAGAAGGCGGCCCAACGGGCTCTCGACAAGGTTTATGCGGATGTAGGGAGGGGCGTGTTGAAAAAGCTCGCATGGCTCGTCGGTATCGCCGTCGTCGGCCTTCTCATCTGGCTGGCGAAAGATGGACATCTCCCAACTCTCGGCGGTGAATAGATGGCATTCAAGCTCGACGAAGGGCTCCGGCCCTACGCGACTGATGCGCAGTGGGCAAAACTGAAAGCCGTTGAGGAACACGGGTCGGAACGGAAAGCCGCAGAAATTCTCGGCATCCACAAGAAAGCGTTCAGCGTCACAAAAGCCACTGTTCTAAAGAAGGCAGCAATTCACGGCTACGCGCCGGACTTCGATATGGTGCATCCGGTGCCGGATGGATATAGAGTCCGCGGTGTCTCGACTCTCTACGATATGCAGACGGGCGCCGCGAAAGTCCAATGGGTCAAGACCCGCGAGGATTCGGAGCGGCAAGAGGCCATCATCCGCGAAATGGCCGAGGCGATGGCGGAGACACTGCCTCGGGTGAAGCCCACGGCGGGTCCGAAACAAGCCAGTGCGGACCTGATGGCCTGTTATCCGGTTGGCGACCATCATTTCGGGCAGCTCTCTTGGGATAAAGAAACCGGGGCCGATTACGACCTCGATATTGCCGAGCGGCTGCTGACGGTATGCAGCCAACACCTGATCGAGACCGCTCCTTCATGCAAGCAGGCGACCATCGCGCTCTTGGGGGATCTGGTCCATTACGACGGCTTCGAGAGCGTCACTCCGACTAACCGCAACCAACTGGATTCCGATACGCGGTTCCCGAAGATGGTTCGCGTCGCTATCCGATCGGTCAGGCGGATGATCGAATCCGCACTTCGGAGACACCAGACGGTCAGGGTCATCATCGAGATCGGCAACCACGATCTGGCGACCTCCATTTGCCTGATGGAGTGCTTAGCCAACGTCTATGAGAATGAGCCTCGGGTTACGGTCGATACATCGCCCATGCACTTCCATTATTTCGACTTCGGCAAGTGTCTCGTGGGAATGCACCACGGCCATGGTGTCAAGATGCAGGCTCTGCCATTGATCATGGCGACCGACCGTCCGGCGGAGTGGGGGCGAACCAAATATCGCTACTGGTGGACCGGACACATTCACCATAGCAAAACCCAGGCCGCGACAAGCGCCCAGGATTTCAGCGGATGCACGGTCGAGAGCTTCCGCGTTCTCTGCCCGCCCGATGCGTGGGCCGCACAGAAGGGCTACCGGCCGATCCGGGATCAGAAGGCGATCATCCTTCACCGCGAGTTTGGAGAGGTCGCCAGACATACAGTTTCACCGGCAATGTTTGGGGCCGCAGCATGACAACCATCGCCTATCGCTCGTGCACGCTGGCGGCTGACAGTCTCGGAGTGGACGACTCCAGTTCTCTCAAGAGCACTGTGAGCAAACTGTTCAAGCTCTCCAATTGCATCGTTGGCTTTGCCGGCGATACGGGCTCAGGTCACAAGTTCGTCAAATGGGTTGACGCCGGGATGCCGGACAAACGCCCGACCTTCCCGAAGAAATGCGACTTCGATGCTGTTGTGGTCTATCGCGACCGCGCCGAAGTCTGGGATGAGGATATGATGGCGGTCCCCATTGAAGACGAATTTTACGCCATCGGAACCGGCGCTGGCGTTGCCATGGGTGCAATGGACATGGGCGCGGATGCAGCGCGAGCTGTTGAAGCGGCCACGCGATGGGACGCCAATACAGGCGGCAAGATTATCAGCTATTCGGCGGCCGATCTTGACTGAGCCAGCCCTGATGCGACACGCGCGATACGACAACGAAGCCCGTTATACCAGCACCCCCGGATCACAGGATAACGCGACCGGAAACGAATCCTCGGATGTTACCGGTAACGCCGAGCAAGAGCGGCTGGCGAAAGTCGCAGCCGCCGAGATGGGCTTCCTCACCGACGCACTACAGGCGAAGCGCTGGGGCCTAGCCCCGAGAGATCCGGGATTGCCTCACCAGATCGAGGTCATCGTGTTCAACGACCACGATGGGCAATACACGGTGATCAAGATTCCGCGCGACCGCGCGTTTCATCTGGCGGGGGAGTTTCTGCGGATGGCGGAGAGGCGTCTATGAACCGAGACCGGCTCGTCTCCCAACTCACCGCCGACGAGGGCAAGAAACTAAAGCCCTACCGCTGCACGCAAGGCAAGCTCAGCATCGGGGTGGGACGAAATCTTGATGATGTCGGCATCTCCGACGCTGAGGCACGATACCTCTTGGACAACGATATCGACCGCGCGATCCGTGGGCTGGATCTGAATTTCCCATGGTGGCGGAACCTCGACGACGTGCGTCAAGAGATCCTGGTGAACATGATGTTCAACATGGGCTGGGATAATCCGAAGACGCCTCAGCGCGAGGGCCTAAGTGGCTTCGTAAATACGCTGGCCGCGATCCGAGACGGCAAATACGCCACTGCCGCGACAGGAATGCGCCAGTCAAAATGGTTCCGCCAAGTCGGCGACCGCGCAAAGCGTCTGGCCGACGCAATGGAAACCGGCCGCTTCTGACCCCGATCAGTATGCAGGGATTCCTTGCACACTGCCGATCCCGCAATTTCCACCGTTTCCACCCCACCGGCCCCGGCCGGCAACACTAGGAGTCTGACCATGTTTACCTCTCTCGATAAGGCCCTCGTCGCTCTGGTGATGGCCGTTCTGGCGATCCTCAACCAGGCCTTCGGCATCGTCACGCCGTCGTTCCTGAGCGAGACCAACGTCACGATGATCATCGCCGCGCTCACGCCGCTGCTGGTCTATGTGATCCCGAATAAAGCGGCAGTCGCGCCCACCACCCCGCCGAGCGCGTAATCATGGGCCGCCAAGAGTGGATCATTCTCGGCATCATGCTGGCTATGGCTGGCGGAGGGGCGTTCTGCTTCTTCGTCCTGCCATGGCTGGTCCTGGTGGAATAGGAGCCCGACCATGAAAGATGGATGGAAGTGTCCTAAGTGTGATCGCATTCTCGCCCCTCATGTGGAGCAGTGCGCGCATAAGGATGTGAAAACAGCAGAGCGGCCGACAGAAGTAGTCTATGTGGCGAGCGATTCAGCTCCGCATCCGATCGATCCATGGACTAACTGGTGCAACCGCTAATGTCCTGGTGGGCCGTGCCGCTCATCGGATTCGCCGTATTAGTTGCGGCGGACCTGCTGGCGCACGGCCTCATTGCGATGATCGGAGGATGAGAATGACCGGCGCTATCGAGTGTTTCCTTGTCGAAGCAGACGGAAAGGGCGGGTTCCTGTGGGACGGCAAGCAAGTCCGGCTTGAGGATCTTCCTCCTGGCGCAATGTGGTACGCGGACTGGTATTGGCGAAAGGGTCCGGATGGGCATCGGTTGTTCGTCAAGACACCGGGCGGCACATGGAGCCCGGACGGCCGCGCGAGCAACTGCACGCGGCCCGATGATACGGAACATTTCTGCTGGGTCCGCCATGGAACGCCACCCAATATCACCGTGGACAAGGACGGCAACACCTGTGGCTGCGGCTGCTCGATCGGCCAAGGCGAGGGATACCGCGATTATCACGGATTCCTGCGCAACGGGCAACTGGTGCCGGCATGATCGGAGGATGACGTGACAATCGGAGAGATTCTCTGGGTCGCCTTCACCGTCATCACGGTTATCGGTGTGGCATTTGGCGTCGCCTACGGCATCACGTGGTACTTCGAGAAAATCAGGGGATAACCAGTGTGGACATCAATCCTCGCCATCCTCTCGGCCCTGGGGAGCATTGCCCTCAAGGTCATCCAGATGTGGGCCGATCGGAACCAACAGCAGATCGGGAAACAGCAGGCGGCAATCGACGCCATGAAAGAGGGTCAGACCAATGTCCAAGCCCGAGCGCAGAGTGAGGCGGAAGTTGGCAAGCTGTCTGGCGATCAGCTTGATATCCGCCTCAATAAGTGGATGCGAGACAAGCCCCCTGGTGATTAACACCGCCTGTACGTCGTTCAAGCCGATCTTTCCATCGGTTCATGACGTGCTGACGAACGGGACCAAGGCGCAGATCATCAACCACAATGAAGAGTGGGAGAGGGAGTGCGTCCATGGCTGACGGCAGCCCGACGCGCTTCACCCATCAACTGCGCGACCAAGGGCTGCATATCCTCATGGGCTGCCTGGGCACGCTGCCCACGGCCTTCTATGGCCCCTGGTGGGCCTGTCTCGTGATAGCCGGCCTATGGGCGACCCTGCGAGAGGGCGAGCAGTGGGGTAAGCTCAATACCCCCAGCGTGTGGGATAGCTCCATGGACTGGTCTTTCGTCCTGGCTGGCAGCCAACTCGGCTGGTGGACCGTCCACTGGCTGCGGTGATGCCGACTTACGAATAGCCGGACCCCAAACTTTCAATCAGCCGTATACCTATCCGTTGACATATAGCGCCCGCCGTCAACGTATGGGGATACGCTAATGCTCCTTCCGCCAAATAATCCCACGGCCATTCCAAAGCCCCCGCTCCTGAGGCCCCGTAGCCCCGCCTGGACCCCATCTGGTGGCGGTCGGGGTGGTGGCGGCTTTTTGACGTTATGCTGCCTTTTTCTCGGCTTGCGGCATCAGGTGCTTCCAGCTCTTGCCGCGGCGAATGACGCTGATTGTGGCATGGTGGACCTTGAAGCGCTGGCCAATGGCCGTATTGGTCCAGCCCTTGCCGATTAGCCGCCATACCTCGAGAACATCGGCCTCGGTGAGGAGCGCTCGAGGATTCTTGGTCCCGGCATGATCGCCACCTTTCCACCGGCCTTTCGCCATCTTATCGTCGGCATTGTCCTGATCGGTTCCGAGAAATAGATGCTTCGGATTGCAGCAGGATCGGTTGTCGCAAGAGTGGCAGACGAGCAGATCGCCGGGATCTTCATTGTTGACCAAGGCATATGACAGCCGGTGGGCCCGGACATCCCGATAACTACATGCTTTGAAACGGCCGTAGCCCTCGGGCGAAATTGAGGCCTTCCAGGGCCAACACTCATCCGGCCCCCTCTGGTCTATCTTCGGCCAGAAGCGCTCCTCGATGGCTTGGCGTTGCTGGGGATTGGTCAGAATGCTAGTTAATGCGATAGCCATGTTCAGCTCCGTGCAAAGAGGCAACGTGGTTAGGGCTGGAGAGAGTGTTGGAAGCACTCTCCCAGCCCGGCTTTTGACCAAGATCGACTGTGCCGACTCTTGTGCCGACATTCTAAGGTCCCAGATTCCTCCAGTTCCTCGAGTTCCGCTGCTAAAAATGCCAAGGTTTTCAGCAGTTTGTATTCAAATCAATGGGGTCGCCCGCTTGGCGGAACGGTAGACGCAGGGGACTTAAAAGTCCTTTCGGTCACCTTCAAATCTAGCACAAACGCTAATCTAACCAAAGGCTTATTTAGAAAAATCCCTTGGCGGTGTGCCGGTTTTTGTGCCGGCTCCCCTGAGGTCGTCGGTCTGTAGATGGGCGTACCTCTGTGTCATCTGCGAGCCCTTGTGACCTAGGATTTTCTGGACGCGGTAGAGGTCCAGCCCGCGCTTTTGAATCGCCCAGGTGGCGAAAGTGTGCCTGAGATCATGGAACCTAAAGTCCTTGATCCCCGCCTTTTTCACGAGGGCGGCGAACTTGCTCGAGATCGCATCCACCCTGAGTGCCTTCCCCTCCCCATGCCAGAAAACCAGCGGCGAAATCATGTGCCGCGGCTGTGCCGACATTTGTGCCGACGCGGCCTTAGACATCGGAACCGTCCGCTGTCCGGTTTTCCCCTCCCTGACATGCAATTCTGCCCGCTCGAGATCGACATCCTGCCGGCGCAGATTCAGGATCTCCCCCAGCCTCAATCCTGTTTCCACGGCCACGATGATGATCGGCCGGAGATCCCCCGCGCTCTCGAGCAGCTTTTTGTATTCGACGTCGGTGAGAAACCGCGTTCGGTGGGGCGATTCCTTCAGCGACCGCTTGCCGAAGCTCTTGACGGGATTGGCCTCGAGCCAGTCCCACTCAACGGCACAGGTCAGCATGGAACCCAGACAGGCGATGTCCCGGCGGATCGTGGTGTCTGAGACCTTGCCCTTCCGGCTCGAGACGTACTCGGCAAGCATCCCCTTGCCGATCGCGCCCAGCTCTGCCCCGCCGAAATGCTTCTCAAGGGCCCGGATTGAGCCCATATAGCGGTAGGCGCTCGAGGGTTTCAGCCCCGGCATATATTCGTTGATGAATCTGGCCATGGCCTCATCGAAACTGCGCTTGGGCCGCCCGCCTCGAGCTAGGCGCCCGTGCTCTTCCTGCAAATCGCCAAGAAATCTCGAGGCTTTAGCTTTAGAAGTGGTGTGAGCGGACTGTCTGATTTCCGCGCCGTTGATCTGGAAACGGACCCACCAGATCCGGCCACGCTTGTAAACGTTCGCCATTGCTTCGGCCGCCGGTTCTTGAGCCAACCGAGATAGTCGGCTCTTGCGACCCGCCAGACCCTACCGATCTTGTAGGCTGGAAGATCCCCACGGGCGGCCAAGTTTGACACGAATCGCCGGGTGACGCGCAAGTCCGCCGCAATGTCGGCCAGCGTCAGGCAATCCGTGCCAAGTTCCCTCATCCCACCTTCCTCGCCAAGAAATCCTCCACCGTTCCGACCATTATTTCTCCTCCGTTACGCGAACGCGGACAATACGGTATGGCCGGCGGTGGCGATGGGCCGCTGCTGGCGCGTCGTTCAACAGATCGGCCCATATCTTTGCAACCGCCCTGCGGTGAATGCTAAAGATCGAACCGCGCTTCCCAACCACCGCCCACATCCTGACTGGCTTCATGCGTTTCCTCTCCATCACTTCCTCCCCCAGACTAGCCGGCCCGAGACATGCTCAACGCGCGTCGTTCCGGGGTTGTATTCAGCGTTCGCCACGGCGTCTGCATCGTCTCGCAGCTCAAGCGGGTAGAACATGTCGCCACGGAAGAAGACGTATATCCGGCACCGCTCTAGTAACTCAGTCGCCATTTCTGAGGCTTCGATCCCTTCCATCACTTTCTCCTCACCGCCGGCCCATATTGAATCCTCACGCCCGAACCACCACAGGGCCAACATATCCACCATTCAAACTTTCCGTGCGAATAGGTGACATGGTTGCCGGAGCCTCGGCAGAGGGGGCAGATCATGCAGCCTTCACCTCCGCGTCGATGTTCCTGGCGGCCACGGTGAAGGTCAGGGCGGTCATCTGGCGCCTCCCCGAGGGCCAACCGGCGTCGAGATCGCCTTCTCGACCGTCCAGCTATAGCGGCGGATTCGATTCTTCACGATGTCGGCGGGCAAGCCATGCCGCTCGGCCAGATCAGAGATCAGGATCGATTTGCCCTGATAGACGATGGGTTTGTTGTCGCGGCGATTCCGGTTCTGCTCGGTATAGGTGGCCCAACGGCAGTTACCGGGCTCGTAATTGCCATCATTGTCGCGCCGATCGATCGTGAGGGCGCCCGCGTATCCGTTCGCAAGCGCCCAGTCCCGAAAGGCCTTAAAGCTGCCGCGCCATTCCGGGCACACGGCGATGCCCCGGCCGCCATATCTGGGATAGGCGGCGTCAGCAGGATTCTCGCAGCGCCCCTTCATCCTGCTCCAGATGGTGTAGAGCCGCGTGCGCTTCTGGCCGTGGGTCCGACGCGTGCCCGTCGCCGTGTGACATTTGATGCAGCCCTTTGATCGGCCTGCCCGCAAGGAGCGGCCATCAACATCGCGATCAGCACCGCAGGCGCATCGGCATCGCCATTTCTGAGCGCCAGCATAATCGATCACCGTCCAGCGACCGAAGGTCTGCCCAGCAAGATTCGCGAGTGCCGTCATGCTGCGCACTCCATGGAATCGATATTCATAGCGGAGGTCTTAAAGGAGATTGCGACAACTTCCGGATTGGCCGCCCAGGCGTCGTCGCCATGCAATTGACGCCAGATGTCCTCGAAGCCGAGGCGCGGCGCGAGATAGTTGCTGTAGCCAGGATCAACGCGAAGCTCGTCTTCCGTGATCCAGCCATGGCCCGCGACGTACAGGCCGCAACCTTCCGCCTTCGCATCCGCTTCGCTGATGTCATGCAGCCGCTCGATCTTCGTCGCTGTCACGGTCAGCGTGAGGCGCGAAGCCCAGCGGGGCATGTGGATCGAGGGCTTCGGCTTCGTCCAATCGCCATCCTCGGGGTTGCCGTCAGCCCAATACCAAGGCGGCAAAATGCCGTCCTTATCGACGTCGAGCCGGTCATAGGAGAAGTTCTCGCGCACCCAGAGCCGGTCGCCGGGCTTCACCCTCTGCCAGGGCGTTTCCAGTAACGTGTAACCGTCGCAGCAATGAACGCCGTCTCTCCAATTTTTCGGCGATGTCGGCGATGTCACGACTTGCCGCCAGGCCAGCCGGCGGGTCATGGATTTCCTGCCGTCTAGGAGGGCTCTAATCATCGGCGCGGAGAAGATGATGGGGATGTCTGTCATGTCGTCACCGCCGGCCCGTGCTGAGGGAGGTCATGGGGCCGTCCTCCGAATCTTCCTGATAATTGCGTTCAACATCTTTATGTCATTCGGCGACCAGCCATATTCTATTGCCTGTTCGCGCAATAATTTAGTGATACGAGCGCGTTCCTCGCGACGACCTCGGATCATCCCGGCCCCCGCCATTTCCGCTTCACGCCCGAGGTAAAATTCCATCTCACTTTCCCTTCGGTGTCACGATGACGGGGATGCAGGTCATGGGGTTTCCTGTTCTTTGATCTCAGCAACGCGCCGCATAACCTCTTTGAGCGTCTCGGCCTCGGGGTTGTAGTTCCATCTCCATCTGATTCCGAAGCCCAAGAGCATCGCCTTTATCTCGAAACCGCCCATGTTGCGTTCATTCTCGATCTCCAAATGGATGACTGTGAACGTCGTCCAGTTGTAACGGCTCGGCATCAGGACCGCCGGCCATTCGCAATAAAACTCGATCAGCCAGTTGCCGCGCTCGATCATCATTTGTCGCCCTCTATCAGCCTTCCCTGCGGCGTTGGCGCCGTGAATGTGCCTATCTCCCCCGTGCCCGAGGGTGAGGGGAAGGTGGACCCATATATCTTCTCCTCCGTGACGGGGCCGGCGAGGGCGGCGCGGGATATCTTGAGCGCCGCACGCCTGTTTCTTTCACACGCCAAACAATGACGCTTAGCGCTGGCCGCCTTCTCTACCCAGGTATTGTCGGGGTTAAAGGCGTGCCCATGCTTACAGTGAGTTTTGGTGGCATTCCTTGCTGACGCGCTAGTGCCCCGCAGCGTATTTTCCTTCGAGGTCACTATTTCCAAGTGGTGAGGATTAATGCAGCACCGCACGCGGCATCGGTGATCCAACTGCATCCCCGCTGGAATCGGCCCATTGACCAACTCATAGCTGGCACGGTGGGCTCTCTGTAATTTGCCATCCCACCAAACCTGTCCGTAACCATCAACCGTCCCGCTGTTCATCCACAGGATGCAGCCAGTATTTGGCTCTGGCGTCGAATAGCGCTCTAGCCGTTCGGCCAGCGTATCTGTGGGGTAGCGCCGGCTCATGCCCTTGGCGGCCCCTCTAGCCTCTTTCACGTCCTCACTCATTTCGCTACCCTCAGAATCTTGATCTTGTCGCAGGTGTAGCCGGCCCGCCGCCAATACGACCATTTGTCGCCGACCATTGCGCCGTTAAGGTGGGTCCAGGCCCTGATAGACCGATTGCGGCTTGTGCGAACGGTATCGGTCCACATCATCCCGCGTTCATCGAAGACCGCCCAATGGTACGGGCTTTTCTTGCCGAGGAATGTCTTCTCACTCATTTCGTATCGCTCCCGCGTGGTGGGGTGGGAAGGGGCATCCAGTGGGTGGGCTTGACGTAATAGTCGCCGGTCGCGTGGGTCCATTCGCCAACCATGTCATCCCACCATATTTGGGCGGCCTGCCATTTACCGTCCAACCACGCGCCGATGATGTATCCGGTCTTCGGCGCCGTCTCGATCAATGGCCACTCACTCACTTCGTCTCTCCTGTGCGCGGGGTTGAGGCAGAGCGTTGGCGGAGGGCGGCAGAAACGCGCGCCATCTGTTCGTCGATTGCGTTACGGCAACTCTTGTGCTTCCGGACGCTTCCCTCCGTGTCGTTGAGATCGACGCTCATTGGCCAATCGTCGGTCATCAAGCGCGTGACGTTATGGTTCAAAATCAGTGTCCAGCCATAGTTGGTGCCGTAACGCTGATTGAGCCGGTCGCTACAGTTATCGAGCCAGTTAAGCCGCTTCGTATCATCTAGATCGCCGACTTCGTCCGAGGGGCGATCTGGCTGCCGGTAAACACCGATATCTGCCTTTTTGAAGGCATATTCGAGATGCCAAGGATTCGGTCGTCCCTCGGCGTTGTTGATGGCGTCCTCGACAGCATCCGCAACTTCTTCCCAAATTGATCCGGTCATCTCATTTCTCCATATCAGAGCATTGACGGAGGGCGGTCATAAATTTACCCAAAGCACATACAGCCACCCAGCTAACCCAATCAGTAAGACCGCCTTAAATGGCCACATTGGCCACTCCTTGTGCCGTCTTCGGCGAATAGTCTCCCGGTAAAACGGATAACCCTTCATCTGCACTTTCTCATGGCTGGGCGTGGTTTTACTTCGGCGGCCGCTATAAGCGTTCGCCACGCCTCGGAATGAGATAGATTGCCCTTCTCGCATTCGTCCATTACAGCCCTTACCTTCGGAAGCAAAATGCGGAGAACCACGGCTTGTTCTGGGCCGATAACGACTGCAGTTTCCTCCATCGCCTCGTCCCTGTGGACGTAGCCGGCGGCGAGCAGGGCGTCGGCTTGCTTCAAGAAGCGCATCCACTGAGGATGTTCGCGGGCCTCGCCTAAAAAATTGGTCGTGATAATCAGGTTGTTGGCGACATAGCCGAACGCTTCACAGATCGACCTCGCCAGCCGCTCACGCTCGGGGGATGGGGCAGTCATGGTGTCAGCCATTGCGTTTCTCCGCCTCTCGGGCGGCCTTGCGCTTCGTCAGCAACGACTGAGGCACTCCTTGCCCGCTATCCCATAAGTCAACGATCTCCTCGGTGAGAAGGTCTGATGGACGCTGGTTGCTGGTGCGCCACTTCTCGCCGCGACCGCCTTCCCACCGCGCCTTATGAGTGCGCATTTCCTCTGCCTCGTCCTCTGTTCCCTCAAAGGCGAACGTGCCGTATCCAGCAACCCAAATGGTCCATTTGTCTTTCATCTCACTCCTCCATCTCAGCGCAGGCGGTGCGGAAGGAGGCGAGGGCGGTCTCGACATTCCGGGCGGTTACAGTCGCGGGCTCTCGCAACTGCTTACCGGACCAATCACAAAGGGGCTCACACGCCTCCACCACCTTCAACGACTCCCGGAGCAGCCGACTGACCGCGAGCGTATCTTGTGCCTGTGTAGCGCTATATGGAGCGTACGGCTTTGCATGTGTCGCCGCCTTCGCCCTTCCCTCGATCTCGTCCAGGAGAGATAGGAGAGTCACGGCCGCCTCTCAACCCAGGCTGGGCACTTGAAGTCGGGATCGACCTCATTGTGCTGCGTCTGGCTTCCGCAGGTGTCGCAGATACCATTGATCCAATGGCCGCAGTTTCTGGCGACCGGATGGTGAGTGTTGCCCGCTTCGAACTTGCCGCGCTCGACCCCGCGCTTGAACGCCTTGTCCAACTTGGCGTTCAACTCGGCCTGCGTGAGAATGTAGATATCCGGTGAAATGTTCATGATGCTTTCCTCTGTTTAGCCTCGATATTGAATCGCGCTGGTGACTTCGCCCAAAGGGCTTGCCATAGCGCCTCTAGATCGAGGCCGTACTTCTCGGCGAATGCACGCTCACCTATGCGATGTTGCTCGGCATGATGTCCCTCTAGGCCGCCACAGAGCGGTATGGTGCGGCTGTCATCTGGCTTGATCCCGACGCCAGAATTGCTCCCCAGTCGAACGTGGGCGGCTTCGATGGGCATCTGGACACAACCGCGCACCGCGCAGGCAAAGCCGCGAATCCACTTGAGATGCGCCGCGCTCCTGATCCGATTATCCCGTCTCGGCTTCTTGGACTTGATGCGCGGCGGCAATTGGATCGTCATTTCCCGACCTTCGAGTGAAGCTCCGGCACCTCGGATTTCATGCGGTCGAGCGCGGCGGCATTGCGTTCGAAGATCAGCGCGATCTCCTCGGCATCCGCGTCGGCCAGTTCTTCGTTGATGGATTCCAGGAATGCCGGCCAGTCGGTTGCTGGAGCCGTGTCGTTTGCGGGTTCCGCAGCCGGCCCTGGCTTGTGCTCAATAACGGCCTGCGGCTCTGGCGCGTCATCGAGGAACGCCGTCTCGACCTTCTCGGGGGGCGCCGGCAAGTCCTGCATCTCTTCGGCGATGGCGAGACCCGCCAGACAGTCGGCGAAGCCGTCCCGAAGGGCGTAGGCGCGAGCGCGGGCCATGAGCATCCGCTGCGGATACATTGACCAGATGGGCTTCTTGACGTTCGCCCACAAATGCGCGCGCTTGGCATCCTTGACCGAAAAGGTTCCGACATAGGGTTCGGACTGACCCTTGCGCCAGATGCGATAGGTAGCTGTCCAATCATCCTGGCCATCTGTCCCGGTAAATGTCTGCTCGACCTTCTCGACGTGCCCCTTGGCTTGCACCAGAGCCACCGCCCCATCCCCCCAGATGCTCGGCCGGTTGTTGACGATCATAATGGTGGAAAGGGCGGTGATGGGCGGGAGGCCCACTTCGAGGCCTTTAAGGATGCCAATCATCAACGCCGCCCGAGTGGCGTTGCCGTCCTTACCCTCGTATGAATTCGGCACCATTCCGGCCTTGATAATGGCGTCCGTCAGGCGCCACGCCTCGTCAAGGTCTTGGGGGATGATTGCGTCAAGCGGCCCACCGGATTTGATCGGAGGTTTTTCAGCGCGCTTGACTGGCAATTGCGGCACGGTTTCGATTTCGGCAATCTGGATCTCAGCAGCATCGCCCATTTAGCTCTCCTGCGCGTTGGTCGGGAAATTGAGTCGAGCGAAACTTCCCCATAGTTCTGTAGCGGCGGAGTCATAGGCTCGTGCGGCTTCGATCTCAGTGGGGTATCGCTTCACGATACGCTTGCCTGTCGGCCCCTTGACCTGCATAAGCCATTTCTGGCGCTCGCGGTCAAAGCCAATGCCGCGGTACTTACTGGTCGCACTTTTGCTTCGTGCATTGGCCAGATTTTCTCCGCGCGTTGCGATCCGAAGATTTGAGATTCGATTATCATCTCGAACGCCGTTTATATGATCGATGTCCATATGGCGCGGCGGAAGATCGCCGTGGACAAACAACCATGCCAGCCGATGGGCGCGGCATATCCGTCCGGCGACTACAATGACGCGGTAGCCGTTCGGCTTAACGGTTCCGGCAATTTCTCCGGCTACCGGTCGATATCTGTCCTGCGTCCAAGTAAAATGCCCGGTCTTTTCGTCATAGGTTAGCAGTCGGAATACCTCCGAGAGCCATCCCGCCGTCGTTGTCGGGTTCAGTTTTGGGGGCGACATATCTCTCTCCTAGTCTGCTATCCATACTGGAAAATCGACCGAATCGTAGGCTTCGATTTCTGTGGGAACGAGCCACGGGTCGCGGCCAAACGTTTCCCAGCAATGCTTGAACGTCGCCATGGCCTGATCTATTTCGGACTTGGCCAGATCCAGCGTGAGGCCGCTTGGCAACGTGAAGCCCTGAGCGAGAGGGGCAATGCCCTTGCGCTGGACAACCCATAGCCATTGATGGTCGTCGCAGGCGCAGACGCCTTGAAGGAACGGCTTATCAACCTCGCCGAATACACGACTCTCGCGGATGAACCCCTGCGCGATCTTCACGGCATCGAGATAGAGCCGCGCCTGAATGTGATATTTGTAAGTGGCGATCGAGCGGGCGAACGCCTTCTTTAGCGGAATACCGAGCGAGTCCTCGACGGTCTTCAGATCGACCACGGCCTTGCGCTTCAGATAGTCCAGACGCGCCTTGCACGGCACCCCGGACTCTTCGTCGCGCCAGATGATGCTGACCTGCGGGTAGCCTCCGGTGAATGCCTTGGATAGTTGGGGATGCATTTCAATGAAGGCCGCGGCATATTCGATCTTCTTGATGAGGTCTGCCGGCAGGAATTCCTTGCCGTCATGCGCGGCCTCGTAATCGGCCTTGACCAACTCCCACAGTCTGGCCCTGATGGTCGGGTCATCCTCCAGGAGCCGCGCGATCAGCTCGGCCTTATTGCCGCCGATCTTCAGTTCCCGCCGCGCCAGCTCGGCCTTCAGGTCGTCATTCGTGACCAGCATTCCATCGCCAGGCGTGATCGAGGGCGCATAGAGGGCGTCGAACACTGCCTTGCCCTCGATGATGCGCTTGTCGTAGGCGCGCCCCACCTTCAACGCCTCTGTATCGCTATCCTCATACTCGGGGTTGAGTTTGCTCCGCGCCCAGAAATCCAATGGGCTAATACGCAAGTTCTTGATCCCAGACGACGACAGGGCGAACAGGCCATGATAATCGGCGTCACTGAGCCCGAAATGAATCCCCGGCGGAATTTCGATATCCTCCATCACGCCGTCCTCGCTGACTGTCCGATATCTCGAGCGCAGACGGTCATGGCTTGGCTCGCTGGCGAAGGGCAGCGGCAATCTCGCCAATTGCATATCCCACCGAACAGTCCGAATAGGTTTCTGCCATGCCCTCTATTTCGCCCGCCGCCTCCTCCCACACAGCCGATGCAGGGCGCCAGCCGGCGGTGACTACATAATCGGCGATGCACCGCAACTGGATTGCAGATATATTTGGGAATCGACAATTGTTGAGAATTGCGACCAATCTCTCCCGCTCCTCACTCATCTCCGCACCTGTGTATGCTGCGCCGCATTGGCTGCGAGACGGTCCAGTCTCGCGAGTGATGCCCGTAGGCCGATGCCGTGGAGCTTCGGGCGTGTGGCTTCGTAATCGGCACGGGCTCTCGCAACACGTTCTTCGAGATCACGGAAGGCCGGCCATTGGCGGCAATGGGCGAGTTGATGCGGGCCGAGATGGGTCATGATAAAATCTCCAGTTCCGCATCAATGACCGCCTTCAGTTGGTCCACTTTTTTACCAACCATTTGAAGAGCCATTCTCTGCGCCTCTTCTGCATTCGATGGCTGAGGTGCTAGCGGTTCTGCGTTGAACCACGGATCACAAGTCACGACCCAAACTCCAGGGTAGTAAAGATGGCTGCTGAGAACAGTGATCCGAGCGCAGTCCCGAATAGTCATTGACCAGCATGTCGGCGTCCGCATCCGATCATCGCGCGAATATGACGTGGTATCCTTCCAAGCGCCCATCACCGCTCTCCCGTCTCTGATGCTGCGTCGTACATGGCTATGGGGATCAGGAAGGCGAGGGCGTTGGTCATGGCGCGATAAGCTCCGCTAGTTCCGCATAGTGATATGCGACCTCGGTATATCCGCAGGAATGTCCAAGTTCCCATGCGATCTCATAGAGTTTTCCGGCCTTGGGGTGGCCGCATGTGCCGTACTCGGCCTCTAGGTCAGCACGGAAAAGATCGTTAAGCCGCCCCTGCTCTGTTTCATATTTGTCGAGCTGATCTCGGGCGCGCTGTTTCTCCCGCTCTTTGTGTTCCCGCGCTTGACGAACGGTCATTACGTCCTCGTCAATGGGAATTGAAGAGACACTATGAGGTATTCGGTTTTCGTATCGCCCAGCCTTAATTGCGTCCAACACGCTCCCGAATTCCATGCTGTCGCCCATCACTTCCCTCCCTCTCCATCGTCACTCCGGTAGGAGTCGTACATGGCGCGCCAGATTTCGGCGGCTTGCGGCAGCCCAATTGTCACAGGGTCGCGTTTCTGCTGTTCCCACATTTTGGTCGCGCCCTCCCGCTGCATATTCTTCCAACCGCTTTCGTCGCCGGTCGGCTCTCTCGGCATCATCTTGAAGCCCTTGGCGCGCATGGCGTCGAGATAGGCGACGATTAGGTCGCGGTTATATTCCTGTGCGGTATCCGCAAAGTAGGTGCGCCCGCTAACTGCGCTCTGCGCCTTCTCCAGCGCATCGCGATCAATTGCCATCTTTGGACTCCTTGGCGACGGTGAGGCGGTCGAATTCGCGAATAATCGCGGCACGGCGCTCATCCTCGATGCAGGGCAAGAACTCACGCTTGCCTGCCAGCAATTCACGAAGCTGCCTACGCGCCATGATGCGAATCTTCGTATCAATCTGCCGCAGCCGTTGCGCGCCAGTAATCACCTCACCCCTCCCTCGATCACCACAGGCACCCATCCCCGCCTCGGCATTGGGATGAGCGTCCCAATTACCGGCGGACTCGTTTCGAGATTGCAGACATGCGTCTCAACGTTTCCGCCGTACACGGGGCAATAGAGACGGGCCATACGCCCGCCGGAGCCGGACTGGTAATACAACTCCGATATCTCGTATTGACGGCCACGGAAGTAGGCGATCTGGCCTTCTCTGTATGTGTCGGTCATGGGTTGGACTCCGCAGAGGCGATGGCGTCTCTGACCATATTTAGGCCTCCGGTAATCGTTCTGATCGCCGTCGCTTTCGAGGCGCCAGTCTCAAGATCAATCTTGGCATTCAGCAGATAGCCTTGTGCGGCATTCAGCGCTTTCAGCAGCATGTCGATCTTCGCCTGCTCCAGCGTCCGGAGCGGGGCGTTCAATGCGGGGCTTGTCATGACGCCCTCCGCTGATAGCTGATATCGCGAACGTCGATGATCTCTGCGGTCCCGTCCGACTTACGCCAGATCGTCTCGTGATAGGCGTAGCCGGTCATGCCGTTCTGTGCGTCCTCGATGGCATCGTCGAGCGTGTCGAACCGCTCAGGACACAGAGACTTGTTGCCGGGATAGCGATACCAAATATTGACGAAATACTCCGCACGTGTCGTCTCTACCGGTCCGATGTCTGGCATGTCAGAAACTCCCCGCTGCGGCAGTCAAATGACGGCCGAGTTCTGATGCCTGCTCTGGCTGGAGGTGCAGCACAATGCTATTGCCGCCCAACGTGACGGTGAGCGTGACGATCTGGCCGTAACCTTCCGAGGATTCGATGACGAATGTTTCTGGACCGATGTCTCCGAACACTTCGCCGTGATATTTCACGATGTCTGGCATGTCAGGAGACTCCTGTGAGCTTGTTCGCGATCCGCCGGCAGATGGCGCGCTGGGCATCATCTTCGATCCCCAAGGATACTGGTTGCTCTCCGGTTACGATCTCGGCGGCATAGGCGAGGACCGCGCCCGCCTTACGCTTGTATGCCTCTCGCACATATTCGTCTTCGTCGTCCCATGTTCTGCGGTCACGGCGAAAATTGACTGTCCCATCTGGCGCCGCGTACCACGCGCGAAACGCCGCCTCTTCCAGCACGCTATTGGCCATGGGGTCCTCCGGTGCGATGCGAACGAATCGTCTTATCGGCCATTCGCTCATATCACTTCCCCTCCTGTATGGCGCGGGCGATGGCGGCACGAAATCTGCCGAGCGCCAAGCCAGCCCAATTTTCGAGTGACCCGTGCAGATGCCCATCCTGATAGTCGGATAGATCGCGCTCCGCATCCACCAGCGCCCGCAGCAGCTCGTCGGCGATCTCGGCGGAGACGGCTTCATAACCCCCGCGCGCTCCGATCCACTGGCGCCCGTTCGTCACCTTGATCTGTTCGTCGCTCATTGTGTCCTCTCTATGGGGCGTTAGACGGTGCGGAGTTTCGCGCGGTTGCTTCGATCTTTCTTCGTTCGAACATCGCGTAATTCGGCATATCCCGGCGACTTCGCATCCGGCGCGCCGCGCAGAAAAGCATCGAGTTGTCGGCGGCGTTTGCGTTCCGGAAAATTCTTCGGCTTCATCTCTCTCTCCTATATCTGGCACTCACGGCAGCTCCATCGCTCCGACAGTCATGGCCGCTATAAGGAGCCAGCCGAGCGCGGCGGATAGGCGGGCGTTCACAAGGGCCTCCCGGTGATGCGCTCGCCGAAGGTGACGAGTTGGTTCAACAGGTGCTCCTGCATCCCCCGGCTGCAGTCATCGAGGTTGTGCCGCAGATGGATGTATTCCTCGATCAGTGTGGCCGCGAGTTGTTTGGTCCCGAGGATGAAGTTCTGGCGGGCGATGTAGATTTTCCCCGTGCGAGCCATGCCAAGGACGCCGGCGCCCAGGCCGTCAACGGTGACTACGGGATAGTCGGCAATGGAGAAGCCGAATTGCGCGCAAAAGGCCATCGCGCGGTCGAGCATGATCTGCTCGAAGGCGTCGAGATCGAACGGCTCGGGCTCCGCGCGGCTCTTGGAGTGTTTCTCCCAGACCTTACGGGCGGACGTGTTCAGCAGAGCGAAGTTCTTGCGGATGAGCTCGCCGACGACAGACAGGAAAACCGGGCTGGGTTTAACTCCCGACCAGTCGTAATCGGCGCAGCCCTCATGTGCCGCATCCGGGGCAGTGACGGCGGCCCGCACAATTTCGGCATCATCACAGCCGGTAATGATCCGCGCGATCATATAATCGACCATGTAGCTGTTCTTGGCCGTCCGATCCTCGGTCAGTTCCAGTGAGTCGGTGATGTTGTAGCTGTAGAGCATGGGCTTGCCACTGCCGACGCAGCCAACCAGCACGCCCCGGTAATAGATACCGTGCGACGGGCCGCTATGGATGTCCCCGGTCGGACCCTCGTAGAGCGGGTTGCCGGTGAGAAAATACTTGTGATGTTCGCGGCGCACGATCGCGAACTCGTCGCCCTCAACAATAACGCGGGTCAGGCCGGCGATCGGTTTTGGAGTCTCGCCCTCATAGACCTTGCCGTGCTCGTCCTGGCAGTTGCAGAACAACTCACGATAGGCCATCCACAGCTTCCACGTTTTCCCGACCTCGGCGGTGAAGCCCATGGGCTGGCCGTCCATGGCGACGAAATCGAAGCTCTTGCCGCGAATGACCGCAGGCTGAAGCGAGAATTCGTGGACCTCCAAGCCGCTCTGGATTGTGACCTTGTGGCCAGTGCGCAGCAGGATCGCCAGCGCATACTTGAGGCCGGTTCCAAAGAACCCGATGGCGTCGTTGCCATCCTTGACGTTCACGCCGAATGTCGAGATCAGGCGGCGATCGATCTCGCCTTCATTTTCGAAGATGACAGCCATTATCGTTCCTCCTGGCCGAGCGCCTTGGCGAGGGCGCGCTCGATCTGATCGACATTGGCCTGTGCCTTTTTTGCGAACATCGGATCAATGTGGTCGCGCGCCCATTCAACCAGCGGCTTTACATTGCTGAGCGCCTTCACCAGATCGGGCGCGGCGGCGATCAGGCGGGCATTAGTGCTCCAATTACGCCTGTTCTCATCAACCTCAGGAATGCGCGCAATTACGCCATCCTTGTGGAAGACTGAATCGCTGTCGGCGAACCAAGGCCCCGGCGTATATTCCCGTGCCATCACGCCACCTCGGCCTTGGCGAGGACGGTGGAGAGGATCGTGCGAAGCCGATTGACAGAGGCGGGCGGCAGCGCGATCTCGATACCGGCGATCGGATGGCGCAAAACAATCTCTTCACCCGAGCCAGTTCTGCTGAACTGAGCAAACCAACCCTGTCCAATCTCGTGAGTTACGGAGGCCATCGATCTCTCCCTCTCCGCTCTTCTCAGGTCAGCCCCGCCGCTTGGTGTCCTGCCGCACGACGGGGCTTGGGGCCTAAAGACTTCGCGGGTGGCGCCGGCCTGGGGCTCGGCGGTAGGCCGACTATCGGGCTACGGGAGTACGTATATACGCAGGCGTATACGCATGCAAGCAGAAAATGCACCGACGTATATTTTTCTTGTCATGGGACGCCTCGCTATCGAATTCGGCGCCATGCCCCTACATTCCGGCTGTGCGCTGGACAGCTTTGATCGCAACGATTTGGTTAATGACTGCTCCGGCCGTGGCCCAAGACTACGCCTGGCCGGTTCTGGACGTGGTGGATGGCGACACCCTGAGGGTGCGGCTGCCAGGCCTCCCTGACGAGCTACAGCCGCTATCTGTGCGGGTGAGGGGGGTCGATGCCCCCGAGGCCGGGAGTCATGCTCGGTGCGCCCTGGAGCGCGATTGGGCCGCCAGAGCGACAGCCGGACTCGACGCCCTGGTGCTGCGGTCGGGCGCCGTGACCTTCCGGGATCCACGCTGGGACAAATATGGGGGTAGGGTAGACGCCACGGTCCTGCTCAATGGGCAGGACATCGGGCCGCTTATGATCGAGGCGGGTTGGGCGCGAGCCTATTCAGGCGGGGCTCGTAAGCCGTGGTGCCGATAGGGCCGAGCGCCGGCTAGTGGGCAGCGAGGATATATCGGGCCGCCCGGCCAATCAGCCATATAACGACGGCGGCGACCCCATAGAAGATGACCCAGTTGACGGCCCTCTCGCCGGGAGCCAGTAGCACGAGGATGATGAGGCCAACCAGCAGAACGGCAACAGCGCTAGCCATCCAATAAATGACATTGCCCAGACGCGCCGCCATCATCCCTCCCATTCCCGGTGCGGCACGATACGGTAATACCGCAGCACCCGCTTCATCGGAATCATGAATTCCTTCGCCGGATTGAATTGCCGTAGGACAAGCTTCTCCGGTGTTCGGCGCACGAGCTGCTTTACTAGGGCGGCACCGACAGCTTCGCCCTTCTCCGGACGAAGCTCGACCAGGACATAGCAATTGGGTGTAACGGGCTTCGATGGATTTACCCAAACGGTGTCGCCGGACTCGAACAGCGGCGCCATCGAATCGCCGTCCAGATACAGCCCGAACGCATCCCTCACCCCCGTCAAAGCAGGAGGCCTGCGATCGTACGCCACTGTCTCACCGTTGAAATAGAATTCTCCTAAGCCGTCGCCGCCGGCCGCAGAGCCCCTGATCGGTAAGTCTTTGGGCCAATTATGAATATCTGGAGGAGACAGCGGCATTGCGGGCCGCCGAACCTCGTTAGGGATGGGTTCGTCTCCGTAGTCAGGTTCATTGACATCTGTTAACGGCGGATTAATGGCGGTTGTGACAGGCTCGGAACCTTCCCGCTTTGCGACCGTCGGATCGCCGATGAATTCTTCGACGCTCTGCTTGGCCATGGCCGCCATGGCCTTAAGGAAGGGGAAATCAGGCATTTGGTCCTGTTTTTCCCAACGAGAGACGGTCGGCTGAGTTGTCCCGAGATGATGGGCAAACTTCGCCTGATTCATTTTCAGCGACTGCCTTAAGTCGCGAATCCGTCGCGCTAATTCTTTCATGGCGACGGGTATATGCGAGCCCGCATTCTCAGGCAAATACGCCAACGCATTTTCCTCTTGTGTCTAAAAATACGCCGACGTATAAGATTGGGTCATGAACCCAATCGCCGTCATCCGAAAGCACGTTTTTGGCCTCCCGCAGGCTGAATTTGCCGCATGTATTGGCCGCAGCCAGCCCACGGTCAGTCGCTGGGAATCCGGCGAGCTGAAGCCCGATATTTCGGACTTGGCGAGCATCCGAGAACTTGCGCGAACCCAGCGCCTCGATTGGCGAGATTCGTGGTTCTTCGGCGAGAAAATGCCGCCAGCCAATGACCAACCCAAGAAACGTGCGGGTGCCGCATGAGGCTCAACAATCTCAGCGCCCGGCTTTTGATGAATAAATGGCTCTTGGACCACGGGCACGCGCCAATCTCTGGCGACAAGAGCTACGTCGAATTCGCGACTGAGCTTCGACGGCATATCGCCCCCACCTGCATTCAAGCGCCCTTTGTCGAGCGCGCCGACGCTTGCCGCTACATCCGCGAGATGGCATCGCAACACGGCGCTCGGAGGGCCGCATGATCGTCCGCAACTCGGCAAAGTGCCTTCTCTGCGGCGAGGAAATCGAGAGCCGCAGCACGCACGATTTCCGGACTTGTAAGTGCGGCAACCTCTCTGTTGACGGCGGCCGCGAATATCTGCGTCGGGTGTTCGGCTCCGGCGACACTCGCTACGAGGACACCAGCATCGTTGAACCGGAGGCGGCATGAGACGCGCGATTCCGTTCTGCCCAAATTGGGGGCGCCATATGCGCGTGACCGACAGTCGAGAAAACGACGTGGGCATTCGGCGACGCCGCCACTGCAACGGATGTCAAACGCGCGTCACCACTATCGAGATGCCAAAGGATCATTACGAGACGCTCCTGCGGCGGCTTGATCTGCTGGGGAACGGCGAGTTAGCGAAACAACTTCGTGACATGGCCTGCCTTCTCGATGGTGATGCCGTAGCGCCAGTCCCCACGAAAGTTGGACACGTCGTCATGCCCAGAAATGGCGCAGCAAGGTCGGATACGAGAGGTGGTGTTGCATGAGCGACCTTACCGCCTCCATCAAACTCGACAACGGGACTGTCATCACTGTCACCCGCTCGAATAACGCGGCCGGCGAGACCGTTCTTTCCATCGACCACGGCAAGGAATCA